GGCTCCGGCGACGGCTCCGGCGACGGCTCCGGCGACGGCTCCGGCGACGGCTCCGGCGACGGCTCCGGCTACGGCTACGGCGACGGCTCCGGCTACGGCTACGGCTACGGCTCCGGCTACGGCTACGGCTACGGCGACGGCTCCGGCTCCGGCGACGGCTACGGCGACGGCTCCGGAATTAAGAGCTTCAACCGGGAAACGGTCTATCAAATTGACGGCGTAAATACGCTGATTCGTTCCGTGCGTGGAAACACTGTGCACGGGGCAATCGTGAATAATGATTTGACGACCACTCCGTGCTACATTGTTAAGCAGGACAACATTTTCGCGCATGGTAAAACGCTGCGCGAAGCAATGGAGGCGTTGCGAGAAAAGCTTTTCGAGGATATGCCGGAAGACGAGCGCATCGACACGTTTCTGCGTGAAACAGACCGCGAGAAAGCATATCCGACACAGTACTTTTACGACTGGCATCACCGATTGACTGGCTCATGTGACATGGGGCGAAAGCAGTTTGCCCGAGACCACGGCGTTGACCTCGAGCACGGCATGATGACGCTGACGGCGTTTTTGGAGCTGACAAAGGACGCTTACGGTGGCGATGTAATTCAAAAAGTGATCGATAGAATGGAGGATTAGATGGACGCGTTAGAGTTTTTAAGAGAACGCAAGAGACTGTGCAACAGCTACAAGAATTGCGATGGATGCCCGTTTGTAAAAAGGCTCTGTTCCATCAGCGACATTATGTCCGATGAAGATTGCGAGAGAATCATCGCTATTGTTGAGCAGTGGTCAAAGGAGCATCCCGTTAAGACGCGGCAGGGTGTGTTTCTGAAGCAGTGGCCTAACTGCACGATAGATAATGATGGCGTTGTCGGGATGTGCCCAAAAAGTGTTGACAAAGATTTTATCTGCGATGTGAACCGTTTTGCTGGTTGCCTAAACTGCCGCCGCGAGTTTTGGATGCAGGAGGTGGAGTGATGGAGCGACTGACAAAACGCGATACCGATGGACAGGCAATGATGGACTGCGAGAAGTGCGAAGCGGATTGGACGGGTAAGCATGGTAAGCCGATGGCTGACTGCACCGCGCTGTATTGCCGCAATCGTTTGTTAGACCGACTGGCGGAATACGAGGACACGGAAGAGACGCTTCGCCAACTGTGCCGAAACTGCGATCTTGAACGGTTGGAGAAATTGGCCGAGGCCGACAAGGACGGGCGGCTGGTGGTGCTGCCGTGCAAGGTGGGCGACGGGCTTTGGACATTCTGTAGTCATCCGGTCGAGCAGGTTTACAGTTTTACTGTGACAGATATAAGCACGCTTAATGGGCGGACTATGCTGAACACATCGCGTTGCGGCGTTGTAGATGCGCGTGATGTTGGCAAGACCGTATTTCTCACCCGCGAGGAGGCGGAGAAAGCATTGGAGGCGAGGAAGGATGAGTAAAGCTGTTATGCTGAGCATCCGCCCGAAGTGGTGTGAAAAAATTGCCAGAGGTGAGAAAACCATCGAGGTACGAAAAACGCGCCCAAAGTTGCAAACACCATTCAAGTGCTATATTTACTGCTCGAAAGCGAAAGAACGGCTCATCGGAATTTTGAAAGATGGTGACGAAAATTATGGGGAGATATACCACGGCAAGTCTGTTTTCATAAAACAGGACGAGGGTTCTGCGTGCGATATGATGGGTAAGCGACAAAAGGTCATCGGGGAGTTTACCTGTGATCGGATTTATGAGCTTGCGCCCCTCAACCATGCACCGGACGACGTAGAAAAGCAAGCCTGCCTGACACGGGAAGAAATTGTGAACTACCTAAAGGGAACCGGCTATGGCTGGCATATCGTCGACCTGAAAATCTACGATGCACCGAAAAAGCTGGGGGAGTTTTGGCGAGACTGTCTGGAATACTCGGAGCTTAGCACAAACTGTTGGGCTTGCGAAAATGTTTGCGGAGATGACGACGAAACGGACTGCAACACGGACGGGCGGCTATATCTTCACCGCCCGCCTCAGAGCTGGTGCTATGTGGAAAGGATGAAGGATGGCAATTAGCAAATCAAAGCGCGAAGCGGTCTACCGAAAGTATAATGGGCACTGTGCGTATTGTGGACGAGAAATCGCTTACAAGGATATGCAGGTAGACCATTTCAAACCATTGAGGGCGTGGGGGATTGAGGACGCGGGAACAGATGACCTTGACAACCTCATGCCAGCCTGCCGGATGTGCAATCACTACAAGCGTGCAAATTCGCTTGAAACTTTTAGGCATTGCATCGCAGAAATTCCGCGAAAGCTGCGCGAGAACTATATCTACAAGGTCGGCGTGGTTTATGGCAATGTCATCGAGGCCGAAAAACCGATTGAGTTTTACTTTGAGACGCAGGAAAGGAAGGCGGTTGACAATGGCTGAATACATTGAGAGATCCACTGCTGTAAAGGCGGTCTTGCGGGAACGAAAACCAACAAACAGTGTAGCGCAAAATCGCATGTTATCTATTATCCAGCGGGATTTATTAACAATGCCCGCCGCTGATGTTGCGCCGGTAGTGCGATGCATGGACTGCAAGCACAGCACATTGCCGTCCGAGCTTACCCAGCGGTATGGGAAGCCGGGTACGCTGACGTGTCACAATAAGCACGCACCGAGCAATAGACGCAATGTGGGCAGCGCCGATTTTTGCAGCTACGGCGAACCAAAGGAGGGGTAACATATGGACGTTGTTGGGCGAAAGGTTGTTAAAACGCGAACGGCTCATGTGTGTTTCGGTTGCGGGCGCAAATTCGAGCAAGGGGCTATGATGGAGCGCAGTTGCGTTTTTGATGGGACGCCGTGGACGTGCTATTTGTGCGAGAGCTGTCAGAAAGCGTCTGCTGAATTAGGATGGCAACACGAGTATGGATTTGGGGACTTGCGCGAACGGTCGCTTGAGATTGAGAGGGAGGCACTCCATGCTGACGATCACGATTAAAGCTAACGTCCCCGCCGGTGACGCGCAGGGCATCAAGGAGCGCATCGCCATGGATATTGAGCGATACGGCGACTGCAAGGTCGTGAAGGTCGAGAGCGACCGGGGACGGGAAGAACAGCTACGAATGAAAGGAGCCAAATTATGAGCATCAACGTAAAGAAGTACACCAAAGACCAGATGGCGAAGATGGTGGAGGAAGCGCAGGAAGCAGCGAAAAAAACGAATGGGTTTATGAACGAGCTGCGAAGTCGAAATAGCGAGCTGGAATTACAGGTCCGCACGTTGAAGGCCAAGAACGCCGCCCTGACCGAGCAGCTTGACCAGATGAACGGCGAGGCCATCAACAAGGCAAATGAGATTGCGAATCTGAAAGCGGACGCGGATGCGCTGCGAAATAAGATTGATGACACTGAGGCGGCGCTTGGGCGAGCGAATGCGTGCATTGCCACCATGCAGGTTGAAAAAGATCAGCAAACGAAAGAACTTTTCGAATGGCAGGGAAGCGCGCAGGATCTGCATGACGATCTTTTGAATGCACGAGAGCGCGCACACTATGCAGAAGCCCACCCGTGGAGGAATCTGTGGGCGTGGGTAAATAGAAAACTGGTGCGCCATGATTAAAGATAGCGGCGAGCGCATAATTAAAATTGAACGGGAGAAATTCGATGACTGAAGAAGAGAGAAAGACATTTCTTGAAGCGCTGCGCGTGTTTGGCAGTCAAAATCAGATCACTGTGGCGCTTGAGGAAATGAGCGAGTTTCAGAAGGAACTCTGCAAATACCTGAGAAATGACTCTTCGTTTTCTTATGCTAATATTGCCGAAGAAATGGCGGACGTTGAGATCATGCTAGATCAGATGAAAATACTCTTCCAGCGAGATAGTGCTGTAGAAGAGCAGCGCCAATACAAAGTGAAAAGGCTGCGGGAAAGGATTGATAAAAATGTTCGACTGTAAGTGGTGCATGGATGAAATTTGCGTCAACGATGATTGCCCGGCGTGTGCCGACTATTGCCCGGTTCCAGACACCGAAGGCGTGTGCCGTCACGAGGACAGGAGATAGTGATGATGGATAAATGCAACGAAAGAGATCGCGCGGTGCTGTCTGCGCTGGATGACAACATCCGGCGCGCACCATCGCTCGGAGTTTGCGCAGAATGCTTTGCAGCACTGAAACTCGAGTTCGAGCGCGTGATGGCGGAACGGGACGCAGCCAGAAAAAGCGCCGTAATTGTTCCGAACAGAAAGCGCGCCGAGCCGCTGGAATGAGCCTTTCAAAGCTCTTCGTGTTAGTAAGTTGTTAGCAACCAAAAATGATTTATATCGCTTAACGCTGATTAACGTTTCAATAAATGCGAAAAGCACAGCAGAAAGCGGTGAAAAGTAAACAATAGCGGTTAAAAATATGTAGTCTTCTATTTCGTAATCAGCAGGTCATGTGTTCGAGTCACACCACCAGCTCCAAAAAAGCCCTGAAACATCAATGGTTTCAGGGCTTTTTGATTTTGCGTTACTTTTTGTTTGTTAGTAACGAGTTAGTAACTGCATCGACTACTGTATCGCCGTCGATGTGAGTGTAAATGTTGGCTGTGGTGGAAAAATCTTTGTGACCGAGGACTTCTTGCAAAATAACAGGCTCGAGATGCTCTTTGACCGCTCGCGTTGTGTAGGTGTGTCGCGTAGCGTGCGGCGTCTTTTTTTCGATGCCAAGACGCTCAAGCAAAGGGTAGTAGTCTCTTTTGCGGAAGTTATCTGGGCTGTGCTGTCCCTTATACCCCGACAGTAAGAGCGGCCCGTTTGCGATGGACGCAAAATGCTCGAAGTACGGTCGCGCTTCCGGCCGGATTGGAATGACACGGCGCTTGCCAGCTTCGGTTTTCACGCCTCCTATAATCCTATCACCGTGGTAATCCTCAAGCCGAAGCTTGAAAAGCTCGCTGATACGCATTCCCGTGCCAAGATACATAAGGATTATTTTGGCCGTATCGCTTCCGTCCTTTTCCAGCTTTTTCATGTCATCCTCGGTATATATTGCCTTATCCTTTTTCTCCTCTCCCGGCAATTTAATATACTGGGCAAAGTTAGTGGTGCAAATCTCTTCTCGCACCGCCCACTCTGACATTTGTGTAAGCAGGATCTTGTACTTGGAGATAGACGACCGGCTTTTCCCCATGTGAGGGTCTAAAGCTTCCTGAAAATCGGCAACGCGCAAGTCTCGAAATTTCTTGTCGTGGAGCGTTGCAAAAATTTTATACGCATTGTCGTAAGAATCCTTGCTCTTCTCGCCGATGCTTTTATAGTGCTCTTTTTTCCACGATTCGAATACCTCTGCAAACGTCATATTGTATCGATCGGTTAAATCTTTGCCGGAAAGATGCTCCAGCGCTTCCAAAGCATCGGTCTTTTTGGCGTAATATCCAATCACGACTTTGTTCTTTGCAGCGACCCACGGGCGAGATCGCCTGCCTTGCAGTTTGTAGACCGTTCCAGTGCCGTTGGCGCGTTTAAGCGCTTTCCGCTTTTCCTGCACTTGCTTTTTCCCGCAAATGTGGCAAAAGATAGCTTCTTCCGGAAGGTCTGCACCGCATTTTATACATTTCCTCATATTGCTATCACCCTTCTACAACGTGGCTGTTAAGAGACGGAAAACGAATGTTCTATTTTGCAAAACATAAAAAGAAATCCCTCATGAGTTTCGTAAAGCCCCAGTTGGGATTTGGCACGTCAAAATGGAAGAAATAAATGAGGACGATCACGGAGAGGACAGCCGAAAGATAAATAGCAAACCTTCCAGCTCTCTTATCCTTTCGCAGCTCGCTAATCTGGCGTTCCTGCATGGCAATGATCTCATCCTGACGCTGCGCGTTGATAAAGTTCACTTCTTCTGATGAATCGGACGGGTTTTCGTCAGATTCTATTCCGCAAACATCATCGACAGAACAATTCAGCACTTTTGCAATGCGGAGGACGACATAAGCACTGGTCGCCTTGGAACGGTTGGAAAAGTAATTGTTGACCGTGTGAACGGAAAGATCGGCGGCATCCGCTATTGCCTGGTTCGATAGTCCCAGCAAGTCTCTTTTGGCTTTTAATCTTTCTTTCAGAGCTAGGCTCTCATCAGATATATTTTCTTCTAAGCATTCCGGCATTGCTTCGGCTCCTTTCTACTGCTTGCTGCGCTTTTTTCTGCACATCGTCATTTTCAATCAGCGAACGAAGTCGAAACGTGTCGCATAGGAAGATGATGACACGCGGATAGGAAGGTTGTCTCGTAGACGGTCGAAAATAAATCTGCTACGATAGAGCCATAGCAGATCAGCGGTGGAACATGAATCTGCTATACCGGAGCCGCCGCTTTCGTGGCTGGTGCGGCGGCTCCGGTATCGGCGGAACATAGAATGAGAGAAGGAGAAGGGCGAACAGAATGGATGCGATAGACGGCCTGCAAAAAGAGGTGTATGAGCTGTTCGAGCGCATGACACCGGAAAACAAAATAAAAGCGCTTACTTATCTTGAGAACGTGCGACGAGATCAAAATAATCTCGCACCTTTGCGCGATTCTCAGGCGTCAAGTCGCTGAGATTCAGCACATCGAGTTTGCTGCCCTCCCGGGCGGCAGGCTCTTTTTTTTCGCCATCTATATCACCTAATCCGAGATAAGATGGGTCGACATCTAATATTTCAGCCATCCTTTTGATTTTCGGCGGAGACGGTTTTGTGCGTCCCATGTTCCACTGTGCAACAGCGGAAGATGAAATTGGCACCATGTCATAAAATTCAGCCTTTGATAATCCCTTTGCACGCAAAAGCTGATCTACCCTATAAAGCATTGTCGAAATATCCATATAGCACCCCTTAGTATTGTGCGAATTGCAGAAATGGGCGCAACAACAAAAACAAACGTTGACTTCGCAAAACTAAGTGATATACTTAGCATTACAAAGCAAAAGCGAAGCGAAAAGCGAGGATGCTTCGCAATACGTTTACTTATGTGGAGCTGTCATTTATTCCTGGCAAAAGGCATTGTACAGCCTTACTTAGTAAATGTCAAGCTAAACTAAGAAAATGCTAAGAAGAAAGTGGTGATGCTTTATCGCAAACGGGTTCAAAGTCTGCCGAGTTCGGGCGGACTTATCGCAAAAAGAGGCCGCAGAAAGACTTGGTGTCAGTACGATGACTCTCTACCAGTGGGAGACGGGGATTACATCCCCTCGCACATCCAGACTACCAGAAATTGCACGCCTGTATAAGTGCGATGTTGATGAATTACTTTTCAGGGAAAAACTAAAAGGAGAACTGTGAATGGATATTACATCGGACATCCCCCTTAACGTTATTGTGAAGGGGAGAAGTCTGGAAGAAGTTCTTGAAAAGGTTATGAGCAGTTGGAGAGACGCGAATGAAATCGGCTCCAAGGCGGGATTAACTGAGGAAGATATGTTTTCCAGAACTTTTATGTGTGTGGCTTACCGCATTTACCTGATGGGTGTGCAGGATGGAATGAAGGAGGATGAAGAAAATGAATGAATTGATCAAAATAACCTATTCCGATGACCGCCCTGCTGTCTCTGCCAGAGATTTGCACGAATTTCTGGAAGTTGGGTCTGAGTATTCTCACTGGTTCAAAAGAATGTGTGAGTACGGTTTTACAGAGGGACAGGACTATTCGCCATTTTTGACGAATAGGGTGGATGGACTTTCAGGGAAGCCGAGACAAGATGCAATTTTAACTATCGACATGGCGAAGGAGATTTGTATGCTCCAGCGCAATGAAAAGGGTAAACAGGCCCGCCAGTATTTCATCCAGTTGGAAAAGGACTGGAACAGTCCGGAGAAGGTGATGGCTCGTGCCTTGCAGATCGCAAACAAGAAACTGCAAGTGCTGGAAGCCAAGGCGGAGGAGGACAAGCCGAAGGTGCTGTTTGCGGACAGTGTGGCGGCGTCCCACACGTCCATTCTTGTTGGTGAGCTGGCAAAACTGCTCCGGCAGAACGGCGTGAACATTGGAGGAACGAGATTGTTCCGCTGGATGCGTGAAAACGGGTATCTTATTCGCCGTTCCGGTTCGGATTACAATATGCCCACGCAGCGGAGCATGGAGATGGGGCTTTTCACCATCAAGGAAACAGCAATCACACATGCGGACGGGACGGTGACGGTGAGCAAGACCGTTAAGGTAACGCCAAAAGCACAGATTTATTTTGTGAACAAGTTTCTTGGAGAAAAAAACTGTGAAACCAGAGGGGCGAACCATGGAAGATAAGGGTATAAACGTTTTTTGGAGTCCTGCGTTTGATGAATTGACCTTGGAACATCAGTTTGCGGAGTTTGGCAAACTTGCAAGCAAGTTGGCAGATGCGGCCACTTTTGCTCGACTCGAGGAATATGACTCGGCAGAAAAGATTCTGGTCGAAGCCACATCTGAGGCTTCAGCACTCAAGTGCAACCCATTGTTAGAGCTAGCGATTGCGGTTCGGAACTATATGACTGGACTTAGGCATGGAGTTATTCAGCCTGATGCAGTTGAGTACTAATCACGAATGGAGCGTGAAAGGGAAGAACCATACCGAAAACGAAGTAGGGAGGAGATTATGGAAAAGATCATTACGCTATCCACGGACGCAGCAGCGAGCTACCTGCGCGAACGCGGAATGAGCATTTCCCCAGATACGCTGCGGCGTGGGATTCAGCAAGGAGTTTATCCGTTTGGCATCTGCATCGAGGCGGGGAGCTCGCCGGTGTATCAGATTTTCAAGCGGCTGCTTGACGATTGGATCTCGGAAAGAAGTGTAGAAGGGTAAAAGCAGAGGAAGAGGGGGGAAGGCTATGCAGACCAAAACTGTAAAATTTGGGATGATTTACTGCGATGAAAACGAGATTCCGTATATCGACAAAGAAGAAAACCCACACAAGACGGAGGATGGGTTTCGCAGAGACGGGTTAAGCGTTTTGTTCCAGCTTCAGCGAGAGACCAGGGCGGCGTTGAATGCCATATCCAGCGAGTACAAGGTGTACCTTGAGAGAAAAGTTGAGTATGCCGAGAAAAACGGGGAATACCCGAAATCGGATGTCGTCAAGGGATGGTACGGAGGAAAGGCATTTTCGACATATCTGTACCACGTTGCAATGGGCAAGTCAAATTACATATCATCCTGCGCTTTTGCATCGCTTGCGAACGGAGAATTATCCAAACTTGAGAAGCGCAGCAAAGACATTCTTCGCGGTGATATGGCGATACCCTCATACGGCAAGAACCAGCCGATTCAATTCCCTGCGAGCAGCGTCTCGATCGCAGAAACTGACGGGGTTGTGTATATCGAGATATCTATGCTTTCTAACGTCGGCAAGAAAAAGCTTGGTGTTTCTAACGCAAAGTTTTTGTTCAGGCTGCTCGATAAGGACCGCGGCACTCGATCCATCATCAACCGGTGCATGGGCGGAGAGTACAAAGCGGGGAAGATTTCTCTCAAGTACGACGAGCGCAAAAAAATGTGGTTTGCGCATATGGCGTTCAGTTTTCCTGACGCGAAAGCCGCGTTCGACCCGAGCCGTATTCTTGGTATGGATCTCGGCGTTGTGAATGTCGCCTGCTATAAGATTGGTGGGGAGCGCGGCGCTAAGTTTGTAAGGGGCGGCGAGATCGAGCACTTTAGGGCGACCTTACAGGCAAGAAAACGCTCCATCCAACAGCAGAGACCGTATGCAGGAGACGGTTCTATCGGCCACGGATACGATACACGGCTTGCTCCGGTTTTGAAAATTGGAGATAAAGAAGCAAAATTCCGCGATACTTACAACCACAAGATCAGCCGCGCAATCGTCGATTATGCCGCTGACAATGGATGCGGCACAATCCAAATGGAGGATTTGACCGGGATATCCACAAAACACAAATTTCTGAAAGATTGGCCGTACTTCGATTTACAGACAAAGATCGAGTACAAGGCAAAGGAACGAGGAATTTCCGTTATTAAAGTACCGGCGGCATACACCTCGCGGCGTTGCAGCAAGTGCGGATTTATCTGCGAGGATAATGTACACGATAACTACAGAAGATTCACCTGTCAGTCCTGCGGATACGACGCGGACTCGGATTATAACGCGGCTGTGAATATCTCGATGCAAGGCATCGGCGATATTATCAAAGAGTCGCAAAAAGAAAAGAAAACCGGTTCGAACCGAAAGCCTGCATGAAATTGCGGGACGTTCGCACCCGATACGAGGGTAGACTCCACTGCCCAAAACCGATGAAGTATCCCAGAAGACGGGATTTCCCGCAGGGACAACACTCGGTAAGGTTAATGTCGCCATAGTAACCCGGCGACGGCCCAAAACTTAACACGGATTTGAGCGTGTGAGTGCTGGTCGGAGGATACTGTGTTTGTCAAGGAAGGAAACAATCCGCGCGCGAGTGCGGGTCGGAGGGCAAGGTCGAAAATCAGAATGGACGTGTGGGACGCGAAACAATCCGCGCGCGAGTGCGGGCTGGAGGAAAGCAGTTTTTTGTTTCTGATAATACAGGTTCGAAGCAATCCGCGTGTGAGCGCATGACAAATGAAGGAGAAAAAATGGCAGATAAGACTTACATAGGCGCGAAAGAGGCGCAGGCTATCGATGCTTGCCTTACGGCAGGGCTGGACGTGCAGATCACGCGGACGGCGTTTGGCGTGAAGATCGTGGGGGTGGAGGCCAAGAAAGTCTTTCGCTCCGGCGAACAGAAAAGCAAATAACGCACCTGACCGCAAGCGGGCGGTCGGAAGAGCCAAGAGGGGCTGAGCAACCGGGGAAATCTCGGGACTTAGCCCCTCTTTTTATTTTTACGAAGAAGGAGAACACGAAATGGTTTTCGAAACGAACGAAAGCTCGAAGGAGCGCCAAGCACGTATCGCAAAGGTGGAACGCCGCGAGCAGCGGAAAAAGATTCGCAGACAGCGCCGTATCCAGCAGGCGGAGGACGCAGTGACATTTCTCCTCCCGTATCTGGCATTCCTGATGCTGCTGGTCAACATTCTGATTGCGGTCTGGGTTGTGGGAGAGATGCTTCACGGCATCAGGATGACCGAGACCGCTGTCGAAACGGAAAGCGCGGAATGCCCGACACTCCCCGCTGAGGATGCGCAGCCGGTTCGGATGATCGATGACGCGCTTGGTTTCTCGGATGGTGCGGTGGCGGAAGAGTACGCATACATCCCTTTCCCTTTCAGCGAGGATATTCCTCTGAGCTACGAGGAACAGGAAGCGCTTTATGGAGCTTGCGAGGAATTTTCGGTGGACTATCCACTGATGCTTGCGCTGATCGAACGGGAAACGCACTTCAAGAACGAGGTCGGAGACGGCGGGAAGAGCTATGGCTATTGCCAGATCCAGCCACGCTGGTGGTCGAAGACGGCGGAAAGCATCGGTGTAACAGACCTGATGAACCCGGCGGGGAATTTTCGCACAGGATGCGCAGTGCTGACACATCTGCTTGGCGTTTACGGTTGCGGCAACCTGACAGATGCACTCACAGCTTACAACACCGGCCACGGCGGCGCGAGCGAATACGCGAGAGACGTGCTGGAAAAGCAAGAAAAGTGGCAGGGAGTGGTTGGCGCACTTATGGAAGGTGGTTGCAGGTGATAACGAGAACGACATATCCAAATCGTGAGGAATGGTTGATCGGTCGCTCTCACGGGCTGGGAGCAAGCGATATTGGTTCAGTCTTGGGCGTGTCCGGGTTCAAGACACCGATCCAGCTTTGGAAAGAAAAGGTGGGCGCTGTTACGCCGAAAGATATAAGCGATAATCCGCGCGTTCAATTCGGCAATGTTGCAGAAGAGCCTCTGCGGGAGATGTTCCGGCTTATGCACCCGGAGTACGAATTGACGTTTGAGCCTTTTACCATTTTGCGACCGGTCGGAAGATACAGTTTTTTGTCCTGTACCCCAGATGGCGAGTTGGTTGAACTGGCGAGCGGACGAAAGGGCATTTACGAGAGCAAGACCGCGACGTGTCTCGGAAGAAATGACTGGGAGAAGTGGGACAGGCAAATTCCAAAAACATATTATGCGCAGATACTCGAGCAAATGTTTTGCGGCGAGTTTGAATTTGCGGTGGTTTGGGCGCTCCTGCTGAATTCTGACGGCGATGCAAGCTTACGCGCCTACAAATTCGAGAAAAGCGATTGCGAATCCGATATCCAGTTTTTTCTGCCTCGCGCGGAGGCTTTTTGGCGGCACGTGGAAAACGGAACGATGCCGTCGCAAATCTTGACGCTCTGAGCGTTGGCTCTGAACGATAAAAACCGAAAAGGAGAACAACAAAATGGCATTGGAAATCACGGTAAGGGATCTCGAAAAACAGGAGGAAATCAGCAAGATGGTCTGCAAGTGCGCGCTGCTGTCGATGGATGAGGCGGGCGAGCACGGAGACGCAAGCCCCATCGTATTTGCCGAGTGCGACACGCTTTTCATCGCAGATACGATCCTGCGAATGGAGAAGGCAATCGAGGAGCTGAAGGAAGACCCTGACATTCGCAGGGCTGTAAACTTCGCTCGCTGGCTGCGCTCGGAAACTGAGCGCAGGAAAGAAAAGAAAGAACCGGAAGCGCAGGAACCGGACATTTCGTTTGCGGTCAGGGTGACGCGCGTGCCGAGAAAGGGCGGTGAGAGATGATGTATGTGACGGTCCGATACTACAAGCCGCAGCTCAGCGGCTACGCAGGCATGGCCTATACCTACCGCACCGATCTGCCGCTAAAGGCGGGCGACAAAGTGATCGCGCCGACGAAGGGCGGAGACAACCGCGCCATTGTGCTGGACACCGATGTTCCGGAGAGCAACGTCGCGCCGCATATCCTGCCGCTCCTGCGCGAGATCACGCAGTATGACACCGAGGAGGAAAAAGCATGAGTGGAGCAATGGAATTCAGCATTTCGACTGATTTGACGCCGCTGCGCAATTTTGATATTCAGGCAAATTTTGAAGAGTGCAAGGCATGGCTGGATGAGAATCTTGCGCCGTACCGCACGATGGTCGTCACTGAGGACGGGATCGCGTCTGCTAAAAGCTACCGCGCGACCATCCGCAAGGTGGCTGCCCGCATCGATGAGTGCCGCAAGATGGCAAAAGAAGCGGCGATGCAGAGCTATAAGCCGTTCGAGGAAAAGTGCAAAGCCCTGACGGCGCTGTGCGATGAGAGCGCCGCCAACCTCGACGGGCAGATCAAAGCCTTCGATGAGGCGAAGAAGGCGGAGAAGAGCGAGCGGCTGCGCGCGTTCTTCAATCAGAGCATCGGCGAGATGAACGATTTTCTGACGTTCGACGCCATCTATAACCCGCGCTGGATGAATGCCACCTACTCCGAGGAACAGGCGCGCAAGGACATTATCTGCGAGATCGCCAAGTGCTCGAACGCCGTGGAAAGCCTGCGCGCGCTGCACAGCGAGTTTGAGACCACGCTGCTGGACGAGTTCCGCCGGACGCACGATCTGGCGGCGTGCCTGAAACGAAACGAAAACCTGCTGAGGATCAAGGAAATCGAGGAAACGCGCAAGCGTATGCGCCGCGAGCAGGAGCAGGACGTGGCGAACAAACTGGCCGCCGCACGGGCAACGGAAGCGCCCACGCCGAAGATAGCAGAGCCGCCCGAGACGGAGAAACCGCGCGAGGAAGAACGCCCGGAGCACGCGGCGGAGCAGCCGCAGATGTTCGAGCTGGTCTTCCGCGTTCACGGCACAGCGGAGCAACTGAACGGCTTGAAGCAGTACATGAAGGAAAATGGCATCCAGTTTGGACGCGCGGACGGATAAGGAGGAAAGATCATGAATCCGAAAAACACCTTTACCCGGCAGACACAGAGCAAGCACTCGTTTTCACTGGCAGTCACATCGCCGTCGATGCAGGGCATGATCAAAAAGGCGCTTGGCAGCGATGCTGCCGCCGCCCGCGTCACGTCGACGCTGATCTCGGCGGTCAACGCGAGCGACCAGCTGCGCGACTGCGAGGCGTCCACCATTGTAGCCGCGGCACTGCGCGGCGAAGGTCTTGGCCTGATCTATGGCCACGGCTACTATGTTGTGCCTTACGGCACGGTCGCCACATACATCATGTCGTACAAAGGCTACATCCAGCTTGCGATGTCTACGGGATTTTATGCAGACATCGACTGCATTGAGGTGCGCGACGGCGAGCTTGACGGACGCGACCGCCGCACCGGAAAACCGAAGGTAAACCTCGCAAGATACGAGACCGACGAAGAGCGCGAGCAGCACGCCGTGATCGGCTATTACGGATATTTTGAGCTAAAAGACGGGACGTTCCGCTACGAATATTGGTCGCTGGACAAGCTTCTGCGACACGCCGACCGCTATTCCAAGGCGTTTCACCTTGAAAAATTCCTCGAAATGCAGAGCGGCAGCATGAGTCCGAAGGACGTGGAAAAGCTCCTGAACGGCTCGCCCTGGTACGACCCGAACGGCGGGCAGGACAAGATGTGCCGCAAGACGGTCATCCGGCAGCTGCTCAACAGCGGCTACGCACCGCTTTCGCCGGAAGTGAAAATGGCGTTTACGAACGACAGCCAGAGCGAAGACAGTGGCGTGATCCCCGACTTCCAGATGCCCGAGCGCGTGATCCCGACGAATGGGGAGGTCGTTGATGCTGCGGCGGATACCGAGAGCGCCGCGCAGGAAGCCGCAGAGGGGGCTGTGAGCGCTCCTACCGCTTCGGACGTGAAATTACCTTCCCGAAAGGAAAACGCCGCACAGCGCATCTCAGACGCGAATGCAGGGGATTACGCGCAAAGCTTCTTTGACGATTAAGGAGGGCGCGCAAAATGGGGATCATGGTTGGAAAGGCTGCATCGGACGGTTCTCGTCCGATGCACCTTTGGGGAAAACTCTCGCGTGAAGTCAAGATCGGAGAGACCGCCAAGGGAGAGCCGAAAGTGCAATTCGGCGTGTGCTATTCGCGCGGCGAATTCATGAATATTCTTGCAGTTGGAAACGATGAAACCACCCGAGTCGCCTGCGCTTTGGAGAAGGGGGACGTGGTGAGCATCGACGGCGTGTGGTCGCAGAGAAAATACCGCACGCGCGACGGCGAGGAAAAGATTTGGTCCGAGCTTCGCGCCGACACGATCTATTCCCAAAGCCTTTTAGCGGCGGTGCTGGATATGCTATCCGCACCCCGTCCCGCCGCTGAACCGGACGCGCGCAAAGAGAAATTTTATTCAGAGGAACGGTCTGCGTCGGCGGAAGACGGCGGCACGCTGCCGTGGGAGCAGGCGGCGGAAGATGAAGCGTATGACTATATGCCGCAGATTTAAGGGAGGAACGAATATGGAGATCATTTGTACGAAGGATGAGTTTGCACGGCTCATTCGGTGGTGCGAGTGTGCAAAATACGAAAAAATGTGCGATGTGTGCCCATTTGTGCAATGTGACGGAGAAGATTGCGACCGCGATGAGCTATCCAATATGTGCCGGATCGTATGTGATCCTGACAAGGAGTAGGCCATGGCGACAGGAAAACGCTACTACTGGATGAAACTACGTGAGAATTTCATGACCAGTGATACAATTGACTGTTTTATGTCCCAGCCGGACGGAGCGAACTACGTTGTTTTGTACCAAATGCTTTGCTTAAAAACCATTAACACTGAAGGGCGTCTTTCCCGGAAAATTGGTGAAATTATCATTCCATACGACATACCAAAAATTCAGCGGGATATGAAATGGTTTTCCGTAGACACCATTCGCGTGGCGTTGGAACTGTTTAAGGCGTTTGGTCTGATTTACGAGGACGTAGATGGCGTGTTGACTCTGGCAGATTATCATTCACTGGTTGGTAGCGAAAGCGACTACGCAAAGCAGAAGAAATTGCAACGGAAGAATAACCGACCAGAATTATGTGTGGACAATGTCCACACGAATGTCCACACAGAGATAGAGATAAGAGATAAGAGATTAGAGAAAGAGAAAGAGATAGATATAGAAGATAGGTCTTCTTCACTATGTTCAGAAGACCTCGTTGCCCCCGAAGCGGCGGCAACGCCCCAGCAGGAAGAAGCTGAGCGCATCCCTTACGCAAAGGTTCAGAATCTGTATAACGATATTTGCCCGAAAATGACAAAATGCACCGTCATGAGCGAGGCACGGAAAAGAGCAATCAAGGCTCGGTTCGCAAGCGGGTACGAGCTAGAAGACTTTGAGCGCCTTTTTACACTGGCGGCGCAGAGCACCTTCCTCAACGGCGGGAACAAGCGGAATTTCATGGCGAATTTCGACTGGCTCATCAGGGATGCGAACATGGCGAAGGTTTTAGACGGGAACTATTCGGACAGAGCCGGCGGAAACAACAGCCCTGATGGCGGCGGGTTCACCTACGACTACGGAGATATGAGCGGGAGTTTGTGATGCTGGATGATATTTTCACTACGTTGGCGCGCCGATCGGCGGCGCTGGCTGTACCGGAAGAAGGGGACTTCCTGCGAGACGGGCTGCTGCACTGCGGGAAGTGCGGAAAGCCGAAGATGTGCCGCGTAATGCTCCGCGGAGATACGCAGGAACCGGAGGTCGTCGGGTGCTGCTGCGACTGCACGAACGAGGCGTATCTGCGCGGGAAGGAAGAGCGCGAGCGAGAGGAAAAGCGGCTACGCATCGAGGCGCTGCGCGCCGACGGAATCCGCGACAAGAGCCTGACGGCGTGCCGCTTCGATGCCTCTGAAATGACGGATGGACTTTTGAAATGCAGACGCTACGCCGAGCATTGGAAGGAGATGCAGGAGCAGAACAGCGGGCTTCTCCTGTGGGGAAACACCAGCACAGGGAAGACCTATGCGGCGGCTTGCATTGCCAATTACCTGATCGACTGCGGAACGCCGGCAATGGTAACGAGTTTCCCACGCATCCTGAACGCAGGATGGGACAAGCAGGAGATCATTGACCAGATGCACTATTACCCGCTGGTCGTCATCGACGACCTTGATGTGGAGCGGAGCACCGAATATGCGATGGAGACGGTCTACATGGTAATCGACGAGCGATACAAGGCGAAAAAGCCGCTGATCGTCACGACGAACCTGACGCTTGAAGAACTATGCAAACCCAAAAACATGGACTATCGGCGCATTTACGAGAGAATCCTTGAGCTGTGCGTCCCTGTTGCCTTCAAGGGCGAGAGCTTTCGCCAAAAGGCTGCAAACGAGAAAATGCGGCGCATGAAAGAAATCCTTGAAGGAGGTGCGTAAGACATGAGCGGATGCCGGTTTGACAGCGTGAGCGATCTTCCTGCAAAGTACCGGGAGAAAATCAATGCCGAGATCAAGCGACAGAACGTGAACCGCGCAGCACGCGCCGCCGTAGAACTGGTGCAGAGCGCACAAAAGGCAAAAGAAAAGCCGAAAAAAAAGAGCGAACGAAAATTTCACAACCGCCCGACAGAGCGGATCATGCCAAACGGCGATGTACGGACATTCGACAGCGCACGGGAGGCGAGCCGCTATGACGAGCTGATGCTGATGCTCAGGGCGGGCGAGATCCGAGAGATGAAAGTCCAGCCGCAATTCACGCTGAAAGAAAGCTTTGTCACGCCGGAAGGCGACCTGAGCGGAAAGGTGGTATACATAGCCGACTTTTCCTACGAAGCGCGAGCGAAAGACGGGGCGTGGCACTTCGTTGTGGAAGATGTGAAGAGCGAGAGGACAAGAAAAAACAAGGATTATCGCATCAAGGTAAAACTTATGCAGGAGAACAGAGGGATCACCGTGCAGGAGGTTTTCTGACAGAAGGAGGTGCAGACGCATGGTGGGGAGCTACGAAATGCACACACTGATTATCCACGCCGTCGCTCCGTGGGAGAGTGAAGATGCGAAGGCAGTGGAGGCGCGGCCTATTGAAACGCACAGCACACAGGAACAGATCGACTACTGCGTGAACCATTGCCCATATGCTCATTGCGTGGACTGCATGAGCAGAAGGAGATCAGAGAAAAAGACGGTGGGGCGTCCGAGCCGATACGATTCACAAACATTGCGCGAGCTGCTGACGCTGAAGCTCACAAATGCGGAAATGTGCAGAGCGCTGGGGTGCAGCGAAAGGGCGCTGAGAAATTACAAGAGACAGGAGGCGGCAGAACGATGCCTATGAGCGAATACGAAAAGTCCCGGCTGATGCCGGAGGTGATCGGCAAGGTGAAACGAGAGGAAATCCAAAAGCAGCAGGAACAATTCCGCATGGCGGCGATCAATCGACTGCAAAAGGAGATCCGCTATGCGCAGATGCAGAAAAATGACCCGACGATTTGCGACCGGTACGCAGACCTGCGATATTGGGACGGCTATCTGGCGGCGCTGAACGAGGCGAAGAACCTGATATGAAGCGCCTCAAGGCGGAGTAAGAAAAATATTTCTGGAGGGAAGGCGCAATGGATCGGATGCCGGTATACGCCGTTCGGCTGCGGAGACTGCGCGAGCAGAAAAAAATGAAGCGCCGCGTCGCTTCGGAGCTTTGCGGGCTGAGCAAAAACATGATGAAGCGCTACGAAAACGGAGAGGTAGAGCCGAGAGCAAGCGCTCTCATCCTGCTTGCGGACTTTTACGACGTTTCCGTGGATTACATCCTCGGCGTGGAAGACAAAAAATAATTTTCAAAAAATCCCCATATATGGGGCGCACTTTTCCTGAGATGTGAAATCATGGGAGATGTGGAGGTATAAACCTCAACGTCTCCCATCTTAATTTTTTGAGCAAGGAGGTCGCTATGGAAGAGCAGACGGTTGAAACACTGACGCTGGACGAGCAGCAGAAGCAATATACCGCAATCGCGCGCGAAACCAGCGACAGTCTTGCCCTTTTTTATTGCTGCATCCGCTTTGACGTTCCCTTCGATATGCTGGCGGTTCCCAAAGAGGTTGGCAGCGCGGAGAAGTGGGTGGATTACTGCGACAATCTGCGGACAAAGGGGCTTGATAAAAAGCGCGGCGAAACGCTGGGCTTTCTCGATGGGCTGACGGACATCATGGAAATTTTCGGCGAGCGGCTGGACGTGGGAGAGTTCACCAAAGCCGTCGGCAACGAGAAAAGCGCGCGAAACCGGAAAATCGGAACGGCGAAGCAGCGCAAGGACTGGGGAGAGAACAGCACAAAGAATCCTTATACCGCCGAGGACTACAACGAGCTTGACCGCATATACGACGCGCTGGCCAGCGACCTGATGGCGGCGGGCGGCGTGAGCGTGAAGCAGGAATTTATCCTGCGCGACTGCGCCAAGATGACGCTTGACCGGGACAATATGCGCTCGATCGGGCAGTTTGACAAGGCGGCCAAGCTGAACAGGATGATTCAGGACAACCTGTCGAGCGAGGGGCTGAGAAAAAAGGACGCGAAGCCCATTGACGACCTGCGCATTGACAGCCTGACGGAAGCGCTGGAGCGCAAAGGGCTGCTGAAGAACGGGAAACCGTGCAGCCCCGACGAGGCCTTCAAAATCTTCTTCGGCAGGCCGTGTAAGTACCCGTACACGATGGACGCGGCGGAGCAGATGATCCTCATCAACGAAAACCGGATGCGGCAGAACGACGGAATGCCGGAGCTGGTAACGCTGCCGGACAACATGCGGCTGCACGACGATCTCGGCGAGTTTGCTGAAGAGCCGAACGAACGGGAAAGAGAAGCATACGCCAAGCTCGGACTCGTAAAAATGCCGCCGCCGAAAAAGAAAAAGCGGTGACGCCATGGCAAGAAGAACGGGGAAAGTCTGGTCGGCAGATGTCGGCTGGATTGCGAAAAAGCCGACGGAGAACCGCGACTATGGCGATTACGAGGATAGTTTCTGGGCATTTGTGGTATGGGTCATTCGATTATTTCCGGACAAATTGCTGGATATTGCGCGCAGCGAGGAAGCGGACTTTGCAAACGAAGAGATATTGCAGCGCGTGATGATGCGCGAATATGCGCGCAAGCGAGAGGTTTCGATCACCGGCACGAGAAGCCTGACGAAGACCAGCACGAAGATGAAATATGCAATGGTCAACGACCTTGTCTGGCCGGGAACGCAGAGCGCGTATTATGGCCCGTCGTATCGACAGCTTGCGGCCATCGGCAGCAAGACCTTCCGGCAGATCGAGCACGACTATCCGATGCTAGCAAGACATTGGCGCGTGACGGCAGAGAGCAAGGACGACTTCAAAATCGAGACCGACTGCGGAAGCGCATTTTACATCTCGGCAATGCGCGGCGACAACCTGCATGACGTGACGGCGGAAGAATACGCGCAGGAGGAAGCGCCTGCGTTCGATTATGGAGAATACTCGACCGTTGTTCTTCCTGCGGTGCGACTGTGGCACAACGTCAAGGGAGAACCGGACCGCAATTTCGTGGGCTATAAAAAGCACGCCATCACAAGCGCGGGACGAAAGCAGAACCACGCTTTCCAGACACGCTGCAAGGTGATGAAGAAAATGGCGGAAGGCGAAAGCGCCTTTGCCATGGACATTTCATGGGAAAGCATTGTGCTGATGCAGATGCGCCCCTATGAGTGGGCGATGGGGCTCAAGGATGAGCTGACGGTAGAAAAATGGATGCGAGAGATGGAATCGCGCTACACGGGGGCGGACGAGTTTCCGGTGCTGTCGGACGAGGTGCTGACAGACAGCCAACGGCTGAACCTGATGGAAACGGAGCACTGCTGCAAGGCAGCGCGCCCCGTGTGCGACCCGGAGGACGTGATCTACGTCATCGGCTACGACGTATCCTACGAGGATTCTTCCAAGAACGCCAAGTGCGCCTGCGTGGTACTGAAGCTGACGCGGCAGAAAGAATATCTCAAGCGAGACCGATTTTTGAAGCAGTTTGTGTACATCGACGACTGGCCGCCGCCCGACCAGAGCAAAGCCCAGGCGCGGCGACTGAAAGGGATCTGGCATCGCTTCTGCTACGATGGCAGCCAGACTTATATCGCCATCGACTCATGGCAGTATGGACGCGGGGTGCTGGAAGACCTGATGACAGACCTTGGAGACGGCTTACCGCCGCTGTGCATCCGCAAACACGCAGCCTACGTCTCGGCAGAGCTGCCGGATGCTATCCCGGTGATCTACCCTATCAAGGCAGGCGGCACGGGCGTGACGGACCCGGACTTTGAGATGCTGAAATACGCACAGACGGAATTTGAGCACCACAACGTAGAGCTGCTGACACTGAATGCCAACGAGGGCGTGGAAGCATATAAGCGGGCGCACCGCATCAAGGACGATGACCGGGACTATCAGATCGCACTGCCGTACCAGAAGTGCCGCGAGCTGAGCGGGCAAATCCAAAACCTGAAGCTGGTGCCGAGCGGCGCAGGAATGAGCGAAAAGCGCATTTCCAAGGCGATCCAGCGCGATAGTTGGTCGGCGCTCAAATACGCGCTGCGGCTTGCGCAGATCATCGAGCGAGAGGAATTGCTCAACGAGATCAACAGCCGGAAGAAGAGCGACTGGGCGGAAGAGCTGAAAAAATTTGAGAACGGCGGAACGGCCGGCGCAGGAATCGCCGGGAGGGCGATGGGACGCACCGTGACCGAAAGACGCGGAGGAAGGATCTACTGACATGGCGGTAAATTACAGGCTGTTTGCAGCGCCGGTGAACGCGGGGACCGTAAGGCGCGCGGCGGACGAGCGCTTTTCCCGCATCACGGCGGAATATATCCTGATCTATCGCCGGACAAAGCCGAAAAACATACCGTGCGCAGAGATCAAGGGCGCGGATACCAAACACCTTACCGAGCGAGACAGGACTTGGCTGAAAGATTCCATCCTTGTGCTGCTGGCGGAAGCGGCGGCAAAGGCGCAGGAGAAGTCGAAAGAGCGCATGAACGAGCTGATGGATAACCTGGAGGATGCGCTGCGGGAAGAACAGGAAAAACTGAACGAGGGGACGGAAAATGGAGGAAAAACTGAATCTGACAACTGAATTGCAGGGCGTGCAGTATTCGTCATATTCCGACATTTTCGGACGCTTCAAAAAACTGTCGGAACAGTACGGCGGGATGCCGATGAGCAGCCTGATGAGCGCGTTTTCGCGCACGACGGGGGCGCAGTATTACCGAAACGACCCTTACATCCAGAACCGCCGCGTGCAGGCGATCTCTTCGCTGCCGAATGATTTTTCGAAGAACAAGGTGGCGGAAATGCTGACAAGCCCGCTGGCCAACGAGCGGGGGCTGCGGCAGGTGGAGCACGCGCTGGAATACACCGCGTATCCGCTCTTCCACACGCGCAAGATGTATCAGGATCTGCTGACGTATCACAGCTACATCGTGCCGGAATTCACCGAAAAGGATGCTGCGAAAAACGACGACTTCTGGAGAGAATGGAAACTGCTGGAAAAACTGCGGCGCAAGCTCGACCCCAAAACCACCGCGCACAAGATCGCCGGTCAGGCGGTGCAGGAGGGAAAGGTCTTCTACTATCCGCGCATCAGCGTGGACAAGCCGCACAACAAAGTGGACTACGCCTTTATGCAGCAGCTTCCGTCCGACTGGACAAAGATCGTCGGATTCAACAGCGTGAGCAAGTACACGGTCGCCTTCAACCTCTTCTACTTCCTGCGGCCGGGGTGCTTCCCGGAGCAGTTTGGAGACCTGTTTGAGCCGTATCTTGACACCTTCTCGATGGTGACGGACAGAGCGCCGAAGGGCGTTGGGAAAAAATATGTCTACGCGGAGAAGGCAACTGTGGACATGGGGAGATTCCGGCAGATCGTGCAGGATAACCCGCAGGGGCTTGCGGGAGAGCCAGAGGTCTACTACCAAAACGGGAAGTGGTTCTATTGGGTGACGCTGCCCGTGGACAAGATTTTCACCTTCGAGATCGATGACGCCAATACGACAGCAGTTTCTCCGCTGACGGGGCTGTTTTTATCGCTGCTGCAAATTGCACAGTACGAACAGATCCAGTTGGAGCTGGTGCAAAACCCGCTGATCTCACTCTTCACGGGTGAGATCCCCTACAAGCAGAAAAACGATCAGACTGCCATTGAGGACGATTACCGGCTATCTGATGCGGGGCGAAGGCTTTTTGAATACCTGTGGTATCAGATGCTTTCCGACAGCAACACGAGCGGCATCGGGTGGTTCACAGCCCCTGTCCAAAACATCAAAATGCACCAACTTGCAGAAGCGCCGAGCGCAACGAAAATTTCCTCTGCGGGCTACGGATACACGATGGCAAAGGCAGGACTTTCGGCTCTGATCCCAACGAGCGACGAGCCACGCGCGGGCGTTGCAAACATCAGCCTACAGATCGAAAGCAAATTTGCCGAGCAGATTTACCGCTGCTACGAACGGATGATGCAGAGCATCTTCGAGGGCATGAACCTGAAATATTCGTGGCGGTTTGAGTGTTTCGGCAATATTGCCGAGGACGCAAACACGCTGAAAGCGGCCAAGGAGGGCATGACGCTCGGCATTCTGCCGCAGACGGTCATTTACTTTGCGTTGCACGACATGAGCGTAGTGGACGACCTGACGCTCTCGCACGCGATCAGCGAAAGCGGCGTGCTTGATCTTCGCATCCCGCTCGTTTCGACGTATTCCGCGAAGCAGGGGGACAGCAGACTGCCGCCGCAGGCGGCGCATGATGCCAATCCGGGCGGAAGACCGACAGCTGACGGCGGAACGACAAGCGAGGGTGCGGAAGCGACCATCGACGCAAACGGCTGAAAAAGGAGATGAAGACGATGGCAAAGGCGAGAGAAATTTTCACATATGACGATGCGCGATATGCGCCGCTGCGCGACGCGGCGCGAAACGCAACGAGAGCCTATCAGGACGCGGCACGCGGACTGGATACGCTCAAGGAGTGGGTGCTGATCGAGTTTGGTCTGATGAATTTATCGAACGCGATCCACGCGCTGGCGCACGAACAGCCGAAGCGCTTCGATGCGATCGGCGACATTCTGCACCAGCGGCATCTGATGCAGGAATACCCGGCAACGGAAGAATACCGGGCGCGGCCTGCAAATCTTGATGACGTTTTTGAAGAGATCATCCGAATGCTTGACCGCATCGAGACGGCGCTCAAGGAATGTGTGCGCGTTTCGGATGAGCAGGGGCTTTACCCGCTGGGAAGGGCATTCGAGAACCTGCAAATGCAGAACAGCGAGAGCTACGAGACGTTCCTGTACGCATGGGAGATGTTCGACGCGACTGACGGCAGCGCCACGAGCTATGACAACTGGGTACGGACGCTGTTTGAGAACGAGGGGGAATAAAAAATGCCATTCAGAACAAGAGAACGACCGCCCGATCGAGTGAAATATTCCGGAGAGCTGCGCGTGATGCAGAAGCTCGGCCCGTATGAATTCGGCGTTGAGCTGTGGCTGATGCGCGACGGAAGAAACCGGAACAAGTGGGACTACCGCAATCTCGAGCGGTATTACCTGACATTTGTGGGGCAGCCCATCCTGTGCGCTTACATCGGGCCGAAGGTCGGCGACGGACACAATATGTCCGAGCGCATCGACCCGAGCACGGGAGAAAAATACTACAGTTTCACCGATGGAACGGCGGAGCGAATCGTCGGAACGCTTTCCGACGACCCGAAGGACTTTACCCTTGTGGAAAGGGATGGTCATACATGGATCGTGGCGAAGGGAAAGCTCTACTCTTTCTACGCCAAGGAGCTGGTGGACAAGATCGTGCGAGCAGGGCGCATGGATGTGTCATCGGAAACCTTGGTAGAGAAGGAGCATGAGGAAGACGGCTACGCGGTATTTACCGAGTGGACGGGCATCGGCGTCACGATTCTGGGGGATGACGTTTCCCCGGCGATCCCGAGCGCGCGCATTGCGGCGCTCAAGGCCATGCAGGAAGAATTCAAAACGCTGAAACTGCGGGCGGCATCGCTGAACGACGGAAAGCCGCAAACCAAACAAAACCCCAAAAAAGGAGTGAAAAGAAGCATGAACAAGAAAGCAGCGGAACAGCTCGCTCCGAAGTTCGAGGGCTACAAGATCGTGGCGCTGAGCGAAGACGGCCTGCGCGTTGGCCTGATCGACCAGACCGGCGCGGCTTTCACCTATGTTTTCAACAGTGAAGACAACGGGGAAGTCGTGGCAAGCCGCATCAAGCCATGCTACCTGACGGCAGCCTTCCACTTCGACGCGGAGAACGAAGAGAGCGTGGATGTGTGCGACATCTGCGAGCACGCCTGCGCATCCATCCGCGACGAGAAGGTCGACATCAAGGCGCTGCGCGCGCAGCTGGAAAGCGTAAACAATCAGCTCGTGGCCATGCAGGAGACGGAGAACAAGCGCCGCATGAATGCCGCAAAGGCTGCCGTGACCGAGACGCTGAACGCCTTCAACCGCAACCGCGAGGACAAGATCGGCGGGGATGCGCTCGCCGCCGTCTCTGCCGATGTAGAGGCGGGCGTTTACGCCAACAGTCTCGACAAGGATGGCAACTGGATCGGCGAGAAGCTGGTGCGAGACGCAGTGCTCGCCGTGTGCGGTGCTGCGGTGATGGCAGCAGACGAACGGCGCGCAAACGCAAAGAAGACCCGCTTCATCGGCGAACGACTGAACAGCGGAGAGCAGCGCGAGGGCGTTGCAAGTCTGCTTGAAAAGTGGGGCATCGAGATGACCCCGCAGGGCAACTAAAGGAAGGAGTGAACAAGAATGTCTTATATTGCTAAAACTGCATTTGAGGCCCGTATCACGAACAACGAGTTCAATGAGCTTTGCAACATCACGGGACGCTATCAGGCCTCCAGCGCGGATGCCGACTGCTCGGCCGGACTGCTGTGCGTGCAGGCTGAACAGCTTCCGTGCGCCGGATTCACCGGCATCAAGAACGAGAACGCATGGTACATGAATGCCGCCGGTGCTGCGGCCAACGTGGACACGCCCGTGTATGCCGCCAACACCTACGAGGTGCAGCACCTTGCCGGAAAGAACGGACAGCTCTACGCCATCGGCACCGAAACGCTGGGTCTCGGCATCCCCGCCGGACGCGATGGAACCTTTACCAAGATCGTGTTTGACAATGAGCACGTCTATCGCTTTGGCGAAGGTAACCTCTCCACCGCCATCGGCGAGAATACGTTCTTCACCATTGCAAACGGCCTCCTGGCTCCCGCAGCGGCGGCGCCCACCAAGGCGGGTTCGATCTATTTCAAGCTGCGCGGCAGCGGCAAGTTCACCGAGGGCACGACCGCAAGCTTCGGCTATTACGATCTGGCTGCCTGCAAGGTGAGCGTCGCAGCAGGCGGCTAAGCGGAAAAGTAAGGAAGGAGTGAATAGAAAATGGCTAAACTGACTCTCAACAGCGTGTCGAAGGACAATTTCGAAGTCCACGGCAACAACGAACGCGAAGACATCATCGCGGCCGGCCGCACCCTCTTTTTTGAGCACTCGGTCAAGGGCAGAAACGAAATGCTCGCGGCAATGAACGGACGCGGCGCCGCGATGCAGCGTATGACCACTGACGCGGGATACAAGCAGCTCAACGACAAGTTCCAGCGCGACCACATGCTGTACGCGGCGAAGATCGCCTGTGCACAGACCGGCGAGAACGCCCCGAAGATCTGGGAGGACTTTAAGCGCGACGGCGGACGTTTCTACGGAAACGAGGCGTTCTACCGTGTGCAGCAGGGAATCTATGCGGAGATCCTGCGCCCCATCCTTCCGGCGGTCTACTCCGAGGCCGTCAGCCTGTTTGCCGATACCGTGGAGGTCGACTTCGGTCAGACCTACATGGTCAGCATCGGCAGCAACGACATCCCGGTATTTCAGGATTCGAGCTGGGGCGCTTCGCGCAGCGTGCCGCGCAACCGCTTCTACAGCCGCGATTACGCACTGAACCCGCAGCCCAAGAGCTGCTGGATCACGGCAAAGTGGACTCAGCTCGTCGGCAACAACATGGACTTCGGCGATTTCTTTGCGAACATCGCCGCCGGCATGTACGCCAAGACCATGGGCATGTGGAATCAGGCGATGAACATCGCCAAGGGTAACGCTTCCCTGATCCCCGCGAACCTGAACTACGTGTTCGACACACAGAACTGGGTGAAGGCAGCAAACAAGGTCTCTGCGCTGAACGCAACGCGCATTTCCAACCTGTTTGCGACCGGAAGCATGGTGGCGCTCTCCAAGGTGCTGCCGACGAATGTGACCGGCTCTACGAACGTGAACATGGATGCCGCCATCGCAACGCTGCTCGGGGCGGACTACACCCGCAGCGGCTATCTCGGCGAGTTCATGGCGGTGCGCCTGATGCCGATGCAGGATGTGATCGTCCCCGGCACGCAGAACACTGCGCCCGAGACGCTGCTTTCCGATACTGACATCTACATGATGTCCTCGAGCGGCAGAAAGCCGATGACCATCGGCTACACGGCGGGAACGCCCATCACCATCGAGATGGACCCCACGAAGTCCGCGGACTTCGAAATTGGAATGAACGTCACCATCGCCCTCGACACGGTGGCCACGTTCTCCAGCAAGATCGCCCACATCACGGTTTCCTGATAACGGCGAAAAGCGGGAGGGGCGAACCCTCCCGCCCATACGCGGCGTGCTGATGCAGAAGCGAATGCGGTGGCTATAGGCAACATCGCGGACGCGTGACGGCTCGATACCGTCTCGCCGCTCCAAACGGAAATCCCCTGCCTTTAAGTGGGGAGATAAATACCATCATTCTGAAAGGAGATAAAACGATGGGAAAGAAGACGACCAAGAGCGCGGCGGAGCAGGCCGCGAAGATCATTGAGCAGGAGAGCGAGGTCGGTACGGAGGGCATCGTGGGCGCGGCGGAAGATGGCACGGCCTTTGAAGCCCCAGCAGACGAAGTGACGGTGGAGAAGGAAGGCATTGCGCAGAAACTCTACACGGCGGATGAGGTCGCGGAGATCGCGCGTCAGGCGGCGGCAAGCGCCGTGGCAGAGGCGATGAAAAATATGCCGCAGGGGATGACACAGATCGTTCAGTATGGCGCGGATGCGCAGAAGGTGCAATTCCTCTGGATGGCGGAGGTGGCGGACGACAACACCGTGCAGTTTGGCGACGGCGGCATGTACGGCAGCATCGTTGGCAAGACGGGCAGCTTTTATGTGCCCAAGAACGACCTGAGCCGCATCCTGACGAGCATGAACAGAAAGTTCCTTGAAGACCGCTGGCTGATCGTGGTGAATGGACTGACCGACGAGGAACGTGAGACGCTGGGCGTAGACTACAAGGAAGGAGAAGTGCTCGATCGCAAGGCGTTTGCCAAGATGGTGGAGCTGGGTGACAAACTGCTTGAGCTGTATCCCGCGCTGTGCGAAGGGCACAAGCAGATGGTGGCGCAGCGCTACGCGGACGCATTTGCCGCAGGCAGCCCCTATGTGACGCGCGAGCGCGCGGTCAAGCTGAACGATCTGAGCCGACGCGAGGGACACGAGCGCGGCGACTTTATCCACATCATCGAAGAAATGAACGAGCGCGACGCGAGATAATTCGCCGCGCGGAACGCAGGAGGGAACTATGGCGAGCGTAATGCAGGGCGATGCTTACAGTATCCCCGTGACGATCAAATCGGGGAACGGGACGCTGATCACGCCGGAGATCGCGGCGTGCGTGGAAATCACGGTAGGGCAGTTCACAAAGCGGTGGCCGGGACAGGTGACGTTTGATGAAAAGACGGGCGAATGGCAGTTCCCCGTGACGCAGAAGCAGACATTCCGATTTACCCCCGGCGCTGCCGTGGTGCAGGCGCGCGTCGTTTTTCAGGACGGCTCGATCATGGGCGGCAGCGGCGCGCCGGTCCGCGTGGTGCAGAGCGCAAGCCACGGCACACTGCCGCAGCCGGAGAAGACGGAAGCGGTGACGGGAAGCGCACCGAAGGCAACAGAGGTCATGATTCCGACGGTTCACGACATCGACGTTTCCCTCCACTCGCAGGTCATCCTTTCAGACCCCATCAAGGCGCCGTACATCGGCGATAATGGGAACTGGTACGAATACGACGCCGCAACGGGAACGTTCATCGATACCGGCACGCCTGCCTCCGGCACTCCCCCCATCACTCCCGACACCGCCGGTAAGTATCTTACCAACGATGGCAGTAAAGCGGAGTGGGGAGAGGTGAAAGAATCTGTCGAAGTTGGCGATGCAAAAGATGGTAATTTGTTAAAGCTTAGTGGCAGTGATGTTCTCAATGCCGCAACCCCCAACGTTGACTACGCACTCCCCACGCTCTATGTCACCATCACGCAGGAGGGCGAGGACGGCAGCGGCCATCCCATCTACAAGTCTGACAAGACCTACGCCGAAATCAAGGCCGCGCATGAGGCAGGGCGCGATGTGAAGATTGCTCGTGCGGGGGCGTTCAAAGATGAAATATTATTTACACTAGGCATTAATGATTTTCCGTTGGATTTTGTAGATGCAGATGAGGCTGATTTTACCGCAGTAGGCGTTCCGGCCATTCCATTTGTTCCGTCGGCTGTAGTTGGTGGACAGATTTTATCAGTCATGTCCACTTTCATTTACAAAGATGGACGAGTACAAGTTAACTTCCCCTTCGATATTTTCGACGGGGAGGTAACTTGGAATGAAACCCAATGTTACAAACTCCCTCAGCAGTACGTCATTACAGTGACAGCCGGGGCGGATGGAACGCTGACGGCTGATTGGACTTTTGAAGAGGTTCGAAAGACAATATCCGCCTATCAGACTGACGGAGGTGGAACAGTTGTGTTCGGCGCGTTTTTCGATGATGATCGTTTGTATCGAATGGTCGCCGGTGACGATAAATCAGTTGTCTTCACCGACACCACTCCCGAAGGCATTTCCACTCTTACGCTCTCTCAGAAGGACGGCAAAGACGTGTGGACGCATGAGGTTGTGCCGCTGGGCGGAGATAACTCATTCAAGGTAACACTGACAAGTAAAGTAAGCGGCGGGTACGACATCGACAAGACGTTTAATGAAATAGTAAAAGCATACAACGACAATAAATACGTCTATGCGCTGTTTCAGAATAAAAACGACTTTGAGTTTTTGTCGCTTGATGAAATTCTGATTCCCGGTGTTGAAGGATACGGACTGATTGCGTTTTCGGGTGAGCACAGGTATATTGCGTTTCGTTCTAGCGGCGGCTCTGCACTCATGTATGATAAAAGTAGATCTTCGGATAATGGTGTTCGGAGAGAGGCTATGCCCCCTGTCCCCGTTACCGCCGCCGATAATGGAAAGTTCCTGCGAGTCGTAGACGGTCAGTGGGCGGCGGATTCTGTAGCCAACGCGAAAGGAGTGAGTTTCTGATGGCACAAAACGAATATTTGGTCGATGGCGCCGACATGACGACCGTTGCGGACGCCATCCGGGAACGTGGCGGCACGACCGCGCCGCTGAGCTTCCCTGACGGGATGGCTGAGGCGGTGAGGGATATCCCGTCTGGCAGCTCCCCCGATATCTCCCTCGGCCTAACCGCCGCCACCATCGGCCAGACCATCAAGGTCAAAGCCGTTGACGCGGACGGCAAGCCCACCGCTTGGGAGGCGGTGGATATGGGCGGCGAGACGTGGGAGCTGATCGCATCCGGTGAGATGGCAGAAACCGCGAAGCTCGAAATCAGCAAAGACAACAATGGTCTCCCGTTTTCACTCAAAAGCGTACAAATCCTTGTTAGAGGAGATATCAGTATCACCCAATCATCTTGCATGAGCGTTTCGGCGAAACGTTGGGTGAGCCATAAAGACTACGATTCGTATTCCGTTGAAGTGTTTTTTGGCAAAGAAAACCCAAAAGTAAATTTGTGGTATGTACTCCGAGAAAAAACAATGCCAATGCTGTTTTGGGAGATAGACGGTATCGCCTGGCAGTCTGCCGACTGCAAGGTGTTGATGGGGGTGCATGTTAATCCGACAGACGATGATGTCGTCAGAAATAAAGACATCCTTAGTCATTTAATCAACGATGTCGCCATAGGAGCTACTATGGGAAATGGTAACATGGCCGCCGGTTGCAAATATGAAATTTGGGGAGTGAGAGCATGAGAATTTGTGAAAACGGCATCTACCGCGACATGACACCCGAAGAAATCGCGGAGCTGGAAAAGCAGGCAGCCGAAATGCCCGTGCCTGAACCCTCGCCTGAGGAACGCATTGCCGCGCTGGAGAAGGACAACGCCGAGCTGCGCGAGGCAATGGAGGCACTGCTGAGCGGGGTGACGGCATGAGCGAGCTGAGAGAGCGCGTTATCGCGTACAACACGGAGGTCAAGGCCGCATTGCAGGCGGTCTACAACGACCTCAACCAAGGTCAGAGAAAAAAGCTGCTGCGCAATCCCGCCATCCGCGCAATGTTTGAGTGGTACGGGGTGGTGACGGACGCGGAGAGCGGGAAGGAGTGAGCGCTATGAGCGAGCGGGATATGAACTGCGGAACGGAGGCACGCGGGATTATGGAAGCGGATAACCGCTGCGTCTGCTGCGGAGAGATTATACCGGAGGGACGGATGATCTGCTGGGGCTGCGAAAAGGGATGCAGCAAGAAAGGATAACGCAATGGGAACGAAGTGGAGCGAGATCATCAGCGAAAACGCAATGACGGACATCAACGATGTGCGGCTGATCGAGCTGGCGCAGGAAAACCCTGCGCGGTTTTTCCAAAAAATGGCGCTTTACATGAAAAATGCGATCCCCATCTTCAACCGCCCGCCCGAGATCCGTCAGTGGTTGGAGCTGGATATGACGCTCCCTTCGTGGGATGAAGCAAGTTGGGTATCGACCGGCGAAAGCACGATGGAGGAAACGCAGGTGGCGACCGGGAAGACCGGCTACAGCGTTTTTTCCTGCGTGAAGGTTGAATGGCTCGACAACGGCGAGGCGGTAGAAACAACGTATCACGGCGCGAGCTACGACGCGGAAACGGGGATTGTGACATTTGCAGCGCAGGACGCGGCAGGCGTAGAGTATTCGATGGATTTTTACCGCGACGGCGCATTTGCAAATGAACTGACGGCGACGCAAAAGCGCATCCTTGGACTGTGCGTGGCGAGCACGTGGGACGAGCATTTCTTCCGCGACTGGCTGGCTGACGTTGCCAAGGCGCACGACAGGAGCTTTGAAGCGCCGAACGAGCCGCAATACATGGAAAAAAGCGCAAAGAAGAAGGCGATGAACCGGAGCCTGCTCAATGAAGAGCTGCGCAAATACGAACAGGACTGCGCGTATTACAACGCTTTCCGCGCAGGGAACCGCAGGGAGGGATTCGTATGAGCGAGAACGACGCCATCCGAAACGTGACGCTGCTCGGCGGCACGGCGGCGCGCCGCACAAATGCGCCGAAGCAATATAGCGGCCGGCAAAAGCAATACGGCGGCGACGCGGCGGCGCTCTTTTACGCAGAGCGCGCAAAGTACGCGACCGACTTTGTGGACGCGCAAGTGCAGGGACTGGTGCCGGGCGACTTTTACGCATGGCGCGGGCAGAAAATGCGCATCAGCGACACGATCAAGCTGGGGGCAAGCATGACAAGAAAAACGGATGACCAGAAGAAATACCTGCTGGCAGACCGCGGCATCGACTACATCCCCGAGGGGGCAAAGATCGAAACGATGGGGTCAACGTGGCTTGCGACGAACCCATCCAACCTTTCAAGCGTGGCAGGAAGCGGTATCATGCGCCGATGCAACGCAACATGGAACCATCTGGACTGGTACGGCAGGGTGCGCAAGGAACCCATCCTTGTGGAAAAACAGCAGGCGATGGCGACGGCAAACGACTTTCAGGGCGTTTCGCTCATCATGCAGGGATACTTCAATATCATCTGCCAGAAAAACCCCGAGACAGACGAGCTGGACCAGAACAGCCGCCTGATTCTGGGGCGAAGGGCGTTCCAAATCACAGGATACAGCGATGTGACGCAGGAATTCACCGGCGAAGACGAGAGCACGCACCTTTTATACTTTGCGGCGCGGATTCAGGAACCGGACGAAACGATAGACGACCTTGCACGCAGAGTTGCGGGCGGGAAAACCTTTTCGTGGGAAATCCGAATCTCCGGCGCGACGGTGCTGCGCGCGGGGGAAACCGCGCAGATGGCGGCAGAATCCATCCGCTGCGGCGAAGCGGTGGCGGGCGGAGAGGAAAAGCATCCGGTTTCGTATTTCTGGGAGACGAGCGATGAAACGGTGGCGCGCGTGGATGCAGGAGGACTTGTGACCGCTGTGGGCGCTGGCAGCTGCACGATCACGGCGCGGCTGGCGCAGAACCCGGAGATCGAAAGCAAGATCACACTAAGTGTTGCAGACGAAAAGAGCGGCGCAAAGGTCAGATTCCTCACCGAACCGCCCGAAATGATCGGCGCTTACGACGCGGCAACGCTGCGGGCAGCCTACTACGAGGGCGGCGCGCAGAAAGACCACGAACTGACGTGGGAAATTTCCGGCGCGAGCGAGGATGCTTATACCGCAGCGGTGCTCGGGAATCAGGTGACGATACAGAACTGGGGCGGCAGCGAAACGCCGCTGACGGTGACAGCAAAATGCGGCAATGCAAGCGCGAGCGCAAGCATCCGACTGGAGGGGATATAAAATGGAGCACTGCCCATACGCTTACCGAAAGATCGGAGATGTGAGTCTGCATTGCTGTGCGGACGAGCACAACAGCGAAAGTGATTGGTGCGCGCATCAGTTTTTCTGCCCCGACACGGGGCGGTGCGAGGTATCGCCAGACGGGGCGCGATGCCCGCTGAGAGAACGCAAAAATCCATAATGATCTGAAAGGAGTTTACATTATGGAATTCAAAAAGCTGACAGATGAAATGATGGCGGCGGCGCGCGACTATGTGCCGCTGATGGAAAAGATGGCGTTTTTGCGCGCGTGCGCGTCGGACTGCTTTGAACGCATGGAAATCCGACTGACGGACGACACCGTTCTTCCGTCCTTCAAGGAAAACGGAGAGCGCAAGAGCCGCTACATGATGGGCGCGCTGGTAAAGCTCTATCTGATGCAGGAGATCGAACCGGCGGAGGGAACGAAGTTCCTGCTGGCGGCAGACGACTACGACCGCTGGGCGGGCGGACACATCCTCGGGCAGCTGAAAGCGATGAAGGCGCGCGGCGGCCCGACCAGCGAAAAGGCAAACAACCTGATCGCCGACTACAAGGAGCTGGAAAAGCGCTTCAACGCAGAGGTGTACGCGATGCTTCAGGGAATGAACGACCCTGTTTCGCGGATGCAGCAGATGGCAATGCAAAGCATGACGCCGGAGGCGGTGCAGAAGCTGGCCGAGCAGACCGGCGAGATCAGGGATGAGCTGGAAGCATTGCGAAAGAAGCGTGAAGGAAAATGAGCGCAAACTTTGAAAGCGCGACCTACCCATACGAGCGCGTACACCCTTCGTACCTGACATTCAAGGGGGCGGAGGAGCTGCCGAAGAAGTTGCTCCTTTACCTGCTCGACCTGCCCGATGCGGCAGGATATATGCCGCAGGATGACAACGCTAGGCCGCGCGTGCGGCTTTCCAAGTACCTGTGGTATGACGGGGCGAGACCGCTCGCAAACTCCCTGCCAACGGCGGCGGAAAAGCGCAGTATGCTTTTTGACGGCGAACAGCCCGTGGTGGACAGCGCCGAGATGAGGGAAAAGCACCCGAAGGGCTACCGGCTCTACGCCCAGCGCTTTGACGGGCAGGCGCAGACCGAGGCGCAGACGACGATTCGATGCTTTTTGGGGCGTGTTTTTGCGGAGAACCCGTACAGGGCGCGCATCGGCGTGACATTCATCATCACCTGCAACGTGAATCAGGAGACGACGACGAGGACGGATGCGTATTCCCGCGCATACGACATCGAGCAGTGCATCATCGAGGCATTGCACGGCGTAAACATGGCGGGCATCGGCGTATGCGATTTTTCGCGCATGGCGCATGGAGACAACGGGAGCAGGTCAATTTACGACCAGACGGGCACACTGGTGGGACGCGAGGTCAAGATGAGCATCCAATGGGCGGAGAGCGACGATGCGGACGGAAATGCCGTGGCCGCTTTTTGAGATAGAAGAAATACGATCACGGAGGACAGCCACATGAGTATGGAAATGCAGGATGTAGCTATCGCCCTGGAAGGGCACGAGCATGAGATCAAGTCGCTCAAGCACCGCATGGTTGCGGTGGAAGAGGGACAAAAGGCGATGAACGAGCTGACCACAAGCGTGAAGCTGATGGCAGAGGAGCAGAAAAACATTTCGGAAAAAGTCGACAAGATCGACAAGAAGATGACGGTGGTGGAAGGGAGACCTGCCGAGCGCTGGGAGAACATGGTGGATAAGGTCATCTGGCTTCTGGCGGGCGCTGCAATCATCGCCTTCTTTGCACAGGCAGGAATCGCCTTATAAAAATTCCGGATATGTGAGGAAGGAGAAAAAAAAGTGGAACTTTCTCTTACTATCAAAAAAGCCGTGCGGACGTACAGCGAGATCGAAACGGACGGCATGACCCTGTACCCGATCCCCGTATCCAGATGGGATGAATTTATGCTGGCGCGGCCGGCGCTCGAGCTGATGCAGCAGACGCTCCCTGCAAGATATCTCTCCATGCCGCTGCTCGGCGCGTACTACGCAATGGACTACGAGGCCGTAACAAAAGACGACGGCGGCCTGCCGACGGGGCTGTTTGCGCGCTCGCTTCTGCTCCTGTCACTCGCCCTGCGGCTTGGGCGGGCGGACGAGGAGGCGGAGCAAACGCCCAAACGGTTTCGACTGCGGGTGGATGAAAGAGACCCGTCGACGCTGCTGGCGGTGGAATTCTCACAGGATGGCGAAACGATGCAGAGCATCACGCCGGTGCAGTTTTCGAGACTGCGGGAGATCATTGCGGCGCAAAACGGCGTGGAGCTGGTGAGCGCAGACGCAAACCCCGAGCTTGTGGAGGCGGAGCGCGACATTGCAGAACAGAAGAGCGCAAAGCTGAGCGGAGATTTCGGAGAGCTTTTCAGCACCGTGGCGGCACTGAGCCACGAGGACGAGAAAACCATTATGGAATGGCCCATTAAGAAACTGATGGACCGCAAGGATGCTTACGCGCGTGTGCTGGGATACCTTCTGTGCGGCGCGAGCGAAGCAAACGGCGCGAAGTGGACGGGCGGAAACCCGTATCCCAGCCCGTTTTTCAGCAGAATGCAGCAGGGCAGCGGCGCCCTGATCGCACTCGACCGCTTTGCAGGCGGCGCGGGCGCGAAAGCCGTTGCCGAGCAGCAGGCGCAAGGATAACAACAGACGACAAATTTCAAAGGAGTTGAGAGTATGATCCAGTTTACCGATCCGAAACTTTACCTCAAGGGAACGTGCCTCGGCATTGGCGCAGACCCGAAGACAGGACAGATCCTTTTTTATGACAACAAGTTCCAGACCGCGAACTTCCAGACGAGCCTGACGATGGGCGAGATCCGCGCGGGGCTGGGCAACGCCATCGCCACGATGCTGGGCAGCGACAGCGCCGTGACCGTGAACGGCATCTCCGCTGCATTCAACCTCGCCATGAAGATGGCGCAGGTGGGCGGCACGCTGCGCTATAACGCGCCCGCGCCCGTGTGCCAGGTCGTGACCGCAGAAAGCGCGGTGCTGAAGGTGAGCGTTGCCTCCGGCGCACCGGTCGCACAGGTGGGCATGAGCAAGGTGCTGTGCTACGTGCAGACCGTGGGCGAAAGCTCGCTGATCGCGCAGGACGGCATCCCTTATCCCATTACTGCGGACGGCACTGTGACCGGATTCACCGCAAAGAGCGGCGAGCAGTACAAGGTGTGGTACTTCGTCAACAAGGCGAGCGCACAGCTCGGTACCATCACTTCGATGATGAACCCGAAGGTGCTGCACTGGACGCTGCAAATGGCCGTTTACGCCAACGCGAACAGCGAGAGCAACGGCGGCACGCGCGTGGGATGGCTGTATGCCATTGTTCCGACGCTGAAGCTCAACGGCGATGGCGGCGGCATTGTGGGCGACCAGACGACGCCCGACACCACGAGCTACACCGGACAGGCGCTGACTGCGGACGAGGACGTGGTTTCCGGCACCTGCGACAACTGCGGCGAAAGCGTGCTGGCGCACTACCTCTACGTTCCTGATGAGGCGGGAGCCGACATCAAGGGTCTTGCCATCGTGGGCGGCGTGGTGAATGTTCCCGTGAGCGGTACGGCGAAGGTCAACGCCAAGTTCGTGATGGCAAACGGGCAGCTCGTCGACATCGTTCCCGCCAATCAGGTGAAGTACGAGCTGACGGGCGGACCGAGCGGCACGAGCGTTTCGCCGGACGGCGTGATCACGGCAGGCGCGACCGCCGGAAGCAGCGGAAAGATCACCGTCACCTATCCTGCGGCGGGCGCTGCGCAGTTCACCTGCACGGCAAATCTCGCGGTAGTGAGCGGCTAAAACAAAAGCCCCCTCGCAAGAGGGGGCGAGCGCGAGGGCACGAGGGAGATCGCGCCTTGGCGCTTGATAAAGACGACCAATGCGGTGAAGTCACCGGAATGGCAGGAGGTGTGGATGCGTGAGCGTATTAGCGGAATATCAAGCAATCATGTCACGACTTGACAACGCAATAGATAACGCTCTTTCGGAAGATGTGGCTGACGCTGTGCGAGTGGAGATGAGCGAGCAGGTGCATAAACGGGTTTATGACGCTTATGCGCCGCAGAATCCGGGGGCGAGACGAATGGACAATGGCGGCCTTTCCGACACAACCAACTATGATGCGCACTTGGAAGAGGGACATGTTTTGGTCGTGGAGAACAACACGCCAATGCAAAACCCGGATGGGGCGAACCTCGTAGAAATCGTGGAAGAAGGAAATGAAGCGTACCATATGCCGTTTGCGCGTCCGTTTGTTGAAATGTCAGAAAAATCTGTCAATGCGGGATGGGCGCTTGCGCAAGGGATGAGAAAGAATGGGTTCCACGTACAACACACGCTGGACAATTAGGACAATTCGTCATCAGAGGACAACGACAGAATAATTTCCAAAGCAGAACGAGTGTCGCTATCCATTGCATTCCCCGCGTTTTCAGCAACTTTTCTTTCCTGAACCTGACGATCGAACTCTGCAAACATAGCCTGCATTCCCGCCTTTCGAGCAGGGTCATAACCGAGAGAGTCCGATATCGCGGCACCTAAACACATGGCGTTAAAAATACCCATAAACAGCACTCCTTTCTTTCTTGATTATATGAAAAAAACCAGCAAAAGGCAAGGTAATTTTGCGGAAAGACGGTGAACTGATGGAAGTTATCCAGATTAAAGTAAACGTAAGTGGCGAGAAAGAGTCTGCTGCAAAGATTGAGAAGATCGAAAAAGCGGTCATCAGTTTACAGCAAAAGGGCGCGGACGTAAAAATAAATATAAAGGCGGCTGGCCTTGGGGATGTGAAAAAACAACTCGGAGAGGTCGGTGGCGCCGCGCAGGAAGTTGGTAAGGGTGCAGGGAAAAGCTTTCAGAAACTATCTGATGGCGCGAATGAAGCCAAGAAAAGCATCGCCCAGTTGATGGGTGAAATCGGTAAATGGCAGATTCTAAACGCTCTTGTGGCATCGAGCATCAGATCTATCACCGATGCGCTGGACATGATGAAGAAGGTCGACGACGAGCTTGTGACCGTGCGCAAGGTCACGGGGGCGACGGCGGCGGAGCTGGACGCACTGAGCGAGAAGGCTTATAAGGTCGCTTCCGCTTACGGAGAAGCTGCGGACGAATACCTCAGCTCCGTTTCGGCCTTTACTCGCGCGGGCTACGGAAGTCAGGCGGCAGACCTTGCGGAGCTTGCGACAAAGACAAAGCTCGTGGGCGATACCAACGCAGAGACGGCGCAGCAGTTCCTCCTTTCCGTGGATGCGGCGTACCAGTACAAGGGCAACATCGAAGCACTGAGCAAGGTGCTGGACGGCTCGAACGAGATCGACAACAAGTACGCGACTTCGATTGAAAAAATCGCAGAAGGCCTTGGCACGGTGGCGCCCATCGCGGCGCAGGCGCACGTCGGCATCGACGAGCTGACCGCTGCCATCGGTACGATCACGGCGGTAACGCAGAGAAGCGGCACGGAGGCCGCCCGCGCGTTCCGCGCGTTGGTCCTCAACATCGTGGGTGACACCAAAACAGAGATCGACGAAGGTGTGACGTGGACGACCGGCGAGATCGCAGGCTTGCGCGATGTCATCAAGATTTACGCAAAGGACGCCTACGATGCGGCGCAGGCGACCGGCGAGGTCATTGACCCGATGAAGGCCATCGGCGGTCTTGCGCAGAGCATGAAGGACGGTCTGCTGACCGAGCAGAAGCTGATGGAAATGGTCAGCGACATCGGCGGCAAGCTGCGCACCTCGCAGCTGCTCGCGCTGATCCAGAACTGGGATATGTACGAGTCCATGCTGGCCGACTACGGAAATGCCATCGGAAGCGCAGACAAGGAAGTTGAGAACGCGCTGGACAGCTGGACGCGCAAGACCATTATTCTGAAAGACAGATGGGCGGAGTTCGTTTCCAACCTCGTCGAGACCGATCAAATCAAGGTCTCCTTGGATGGGTTGATCGCAACGGTAAATCTGCTAAACACGGATTTGGGAAGAGCGGTTGTGACATTTGGCGCAGTTGCCGCAGGGCTTTACGGAATAGCGGGAGCTGCGAGCGCAGCAAAAAAGGCAGCTGTTGCTCTGAACATCGCAACACTTAATCCGTGGATACTCGGAATCGCTGCGGCGGCGGCAACCTTAAAGATTCTTTTGGATGCGACAGAAGATACGAGGAAGTCTATTGATGACCTAAATGCCGACATTCAGTCCAATGAGGAGAGACTGAAAGATAACAAGAGCAGACTGGAAAAAATCAATAATATTCCATGGAATGAACGGACGACAGAGATCCTTGCGGAGCGGGATGCTCTTGAACGAGAAAATGACGAGCTTTGGAATCAGATCGAAAACTACAAGGCGCTGAAAAAACTGAAAGCACAGGATCAGCTTGACAACGCTTCGCGCGTCACGACTACATACAGCCAGCAGCGCGTAAAGGGGAAGCTCGTTTCCACGCCAAGCACCACAATCACTGCCGATGGTGACTACTACCGTCTGCTGACGGGCGAGCTGCAAAACTACACATCCGAGCTGCAAAAGAACAAGAAGGTCTCCGATGAGAACATCAAGGGTTTTGAACGGTCGCGCTCGGAGGCGATCCGCTTAGCGGCTGCTATTGACATCATTGGGTACGACAAAGCAACCGATGAGCAGAAGGCGATGTACAACGCCCTTCTGAACATGGAGAAAGCTTATGATGGGGCCGTCGGTTACATTAACAACTATGTCGATGGCCTTCTGAAAAAAGCCGCGGAAGAAAAAAACGCCACTAAAAGCCTCTATGATCTGGCCGCAGAGATGGTGGCGGTGAATGACCGAAATCTGAACTTCTCGCAGCAGATTGCAGCGCTGCAACATCTGGCAACGCAGGCGGGGATTACCACACAGGCCATTGCTGGGGTCATGGGAACATCGGAGATTGCCAGCAGAAGGAATCTCGCCGCGTGGATGCAGACCGTCAATCCTGCGACTGGAAAGAATTATACGCAGCAGGAAGCGCAAGAAGCGCTGATGAATGCCTATTGGGCGCGGCTGAAAGAATACGGAGATAACGACGATACAGTTGTCCCTCCGGGTCCAGGAGAACCCAAGAGCAAGACGGACAAGGTGCTGGAAGCACACAAGGAGAATGTGTCGCTGCTCAAGAGCGAGCTTACCCTGATGGAGAAACAGGGCAAGAGCGTGGGCGAGCAGGTGGCGAAGATCAAGGCCATCCAGAACGCGCTGCACCGACAGGCGGAGTATATGCGCTCCATCGGCGCAAGTCAGGACGAGATCAACGCCCTTTCCGCCGAATGGTATGACTGGCAGGAGAAGATCGCAGAGCTGCAAAAGAGCCTTCTTTCCGAGCTGGACAGCGCGGTGCAAAAGAAACTGGACGAAGCGAAAGCGAACCGAGACGCAGAGCTGGACGCGATCCAAGCGCAGATCGACGCGCTGAAGGAGAAGAACGAAGCCGAGGACACGGCGCTTGCCATTGAGGAAAAGCGCGCGGCCATCACGGAAAGGCAGAACGACCTGCTTGAAAAGCAGAAGGCGCTGCTTGAGGCCCGCAACGAGCGAACCGTGAGAACCTACAACGCAAAGACCAACCAGTGGGAATGGATCGCAGATGAGAAAAATGTAAAAAGCGCCGAGGACGCCCTCAAAAGCGCGCAGGACGCGCTGGAGAAGGCAAAGGACGATCTTGCAGACTATAACAAGAAGTTGGACAGGGACGCGGAGATCGCGGCGCTGGAAGAAAAAAAGAAACAGATCAACGCTCACTATGATGCGCTGGAAAATGCGTGGAATCGCATCATGGATTCGCTCAACGACCCAGTGCGCGAGATCAACGACATTCTCAAGGACATTGCCGAGAACGCGACGCCGGCGCTGAGAGAACAGATCCTCAAAAACCGCGACCTCTTCGAAGCACTGGGCATCGACCTGAGCATGTTCGGCGACCGCGTGGAGCAAACGGCAAACCGGCTCGTTAAGGTGCTTGCAAACGGAAGCGCGCCCGGAGGATTGGGAGTCGGCGACCGCGTGGTAACAGGCGGCGGAACTTACGAGATCACGGGAGTCCGCCCGGACGGGAGCTACGAATCCAAGCTTGTAGACAAAAACCAGACGACCGGCAATTACAATGGAGAATACAATTACGGGACACCGAGCCCGTCCCGCAGGATCGCCAAGGTAAGAAGCAACGGCAGCGCCCCTCCTGGGCTCAATGTGGGAGACTGGGTAGTGACGGCGGCGGGAGCGTATCAAATCACGGCGGTAAACCCTGACGGGTCGTACCAGTCGGCGCTGATCGACCGAAGCATGACCACAGAGAGCTACACGGGGAGATACGACGTATACGATCAGGGCGGATGGCTCAACGGCACGGGAGGCATCAAGGCGACTGACAGGCCGGAAGCAGTGCTGCCGCCGAGCCTGACGGAAAAGCTCCTTTCCCCGGTGGCAGATGCGACATTCCAGAAGCGCATGAGCGAGCTCGGATTCCTATACGGAGCTACGGACAGAACGCCGGTGACGGCGGGCGGGACGGTGACGAATTCCAACGTGACGAACACCTCTTACACCGTAAACGGAGTGAGGATCAGCGCGCAGGATGCAAGGTCCCTTTCGTTCGAGGAAGTGCTGCTCCGCATGACGCAGCTGGGCGGAAGCCTTGGAAACTACAACAATATGTGAGGGAGGAAGAAAGCATGGCAATCTATCAGCCGACGAATATTTCCCCTTCGCTGTGGGGCGAGCTGGGCAACGGCGTGGTGGATGCGACGAAGGCGCTGCCGGTGACGTGGCAGGTAAACGGCACGAGCGCGCTGACGGCGTTTTCTATCACGATCTACCGAAACGATGCTGCGAGCACGCAGCTCTATACGACCGGGAAGCGCACGGACGGATGCCCGTTTTACGGGACGAATTACGCAGGAGAATCGCAGCTTTTCAGTTACACGATTCCTGCGAGCGCGCTTTCCGGCGCAGGTATCAAAAACGGAGAAAACTACAAGCTCTCCATCACGCAGTATTGGGGTGAGAACGAAAGTGTGACGCAAATGAGCGCGAGCGCATTCGTCACACGCGCCGACCCGATGCTCTCAATTGAGGATATTCCTGCGCCGCTTTCTGCGAAGGAGCATACCTTTACAGGCTCGTATTCTCAAGCGCAGGGAGACACACTGAACTGGCTGCGGTGGAGGCTGTGCGCGAAAGGGTCGGAAAACGAGCCGATTTATGACACGGAACGCATCTATGGAACGGGCGAGCTGCAATTTAAGTACGATGGACTTTTCAGCGGGGAGACTTACGGCGTTCGGCTACAGGTACAGACGGAAAACGGCGCGCAGGCCGATACCGGATGGGTCTATTTTACGGTGAGCTACGAAATGGCGTCCTCCACGGCAGCGGTTCAGGTGTGCTGCAAAAGGGCGGTGAGCGGCGTATACATCACGTGGCCGCGCCTTGCAAGCATTGAGGGGACTCCGAGCGGGAGCTATGAGATCAGCGGGGGGACGCTGGAGCTGCCGGCGGGAAGCAAGGTCACGTGGGACAGCGTGACGGGCAAGCCGATGAAATACGAAGCGCCGTGGACCGTGGTGTGGAAGGGGAAAATCGCACAGGCGGCAACGGTCGTGACGGTGAAGACGGATCAGGGCGATATTACGATCAACGCGGCGGCCAATTCGCTGACTATCAAGCGCGGGAACACTGTCATTTACCAGAATTACGGGATATTGCGAATCGGAACGGAATTTCTTGTGGCGTTGACGCCGAATACGGTCTACTTCCGGCAGGTGAGCCGGTCGAACGGGCTTTATCCGGACGTGGGGCTTCATCCGATGGTGGGGCTGCGCCCGCGCCAATCGACGGGTGAGAAACTGACGCAACGGGAGGGCTCTGTCGCCGTTGGAAACGCGACGATCACGGGACTGGTGGTAGCTGGGGCGCAGTCAACGAGCTATTTGTGGGTGAGCGCACAGAGCCTGACGGCGCAGCAGATGGAGGACCTTTTTGGAGATGGTACATTTATCCCGAGCTTTGACGAAAGCACGCTTTTGCTGGCGAACTTTACAGATGGACTGCAAGCGGGAAATCTGAACGGCATATTTGGCAGCGGCTTGCAAGGCTTTTCCATTTACAGGTACGAAACGGGAGCGCAGACGCTCAGGCACGTTGCCGATGTTCCGCTTGAGAAACTGGCGGTCGTAGACTGCGGGGCAAGGTCGCAGGTTGCAGTGCGGTACTATATGTTCGGCATCGGCGCGGACACTTATACGACCACGCCGATCATCAGCGAAGAAATCATGCCGGTTTTCTGGGACTGGTCGGTGCTCGAGTGCACGAAGGACGAGAACGGCGCGTATCGCCCGGAGAGCATCTTCCGCTTTGGAAAGAACCTTGCGAGCGGCGCTATCAGCAACAACAACCAGCCGGGAGTGCTGCAAAACTTCACGCCGTATCCGACGGTGCAGCCGTCACCCTCGAACTACCGAAGCGGGACGCTGACAAGCCTGATCGGCAGTATTGACCGCGAGGGCAATTACAGCGACACGACGGAGCTGCGCGACCGCATCTATGCGCTGAGCGTGACACAGCGGACGCTATTTCTGAAAAACCGGAAGGGCGATATCTGGCAAATCCGGACGAGCGATGCGGTAAGCATGAGCACGGCGGACGGAACGAGGGAGCAGGCGCAGATCGTGTCGCTCCCGTGGGTAGAGACGGCAAGCGCGGAGGCGGCGAAAATCATTCTGGCGCAGGGAGACTCCCTGATGCCTATGCCGCCTGTGGTGCTACAGGATATCAGAATTACCGCGCCGCCTGAAAAAACGGCGTATCTCGTAAACGAATTCTTTTCGCCAAAGGGAATGGTTGTTACCGCGATCTTCTCGAACGGCACAAGGGAGGTTGTGCAAAACTACCGCTATGTGCCTAATGCAGCGCTCACGATCAACGACGAATTCGTCCAGATATTCTACTCATACGGAGAGAATACCAGAACAGCTAACGTTGCAATTTCCGTATCGAGGATTCCCGTCACCGTCCCGTCACAGCTCGGCAGCCTGACGTACAACGGAGAGCCGCAGGTCCCTTCGTGGGAAAACTACGACCCGAACACGCAGGAGATGCAGGCCGTAGATGGCGAGGTAAACGCAGGGACATACAGCGTTCTCGTGCGGCTGAAAAACACAAACAACTATTGCTGGGAAGACGGGACGACCGAAGCGAAAACGGTGACTTGGAGCATCGGGAAAATGAGCGTCGCAACTCCGGCACAGTTAGGGACGCTGACGTACACGGGCGAAGAGCAATCGCCTGATTGGAGCAACTACGACAGCGGTAAAATGACGCTGAGCGGAGCGACCTCCGGAACAAATGCAGGAAACTACACGGCGACATTCTCGCTGGGCAGCAACTACCAGTGGGCGGATGGAGCCACGGCGGCAAAGAACGTTGCGTGGAAAATCAACAAGGCGGCGGGGAGTCTCAGCATTTCTCCCAGCAGCATAAAGATGTACGACACGACAAGGAGCAGAACCATTACGGTGACGCGCAGCGGCGACGGGGAAATCAGCGCTGTGAGCGATAACCCCGCGGCAGCCGAGGTGAGCGTAAGCGGAAACACGGTGACAGTGACGAGCAGGTCCAGCGGCAGCGCGAAGATCACGGTGAGCGTGGCAGAGGGGACGAACTACACTGCACCGGCGAGCAAAACCTGCGATGTGAGCGTGGTCTCTCCCATCTCTATCGCGGATTTGAGGCAGTTATCGTATGCTTATAACATGAAGGGTTGTTGCAGGTACAATGACCGATACCTGATTGTCGGAAACGATGAGGACTGGAATATCTACGCTTCCTGGGCAAGCAAAGATAGTGAGATCAGCCCAGTAAAGTTAAATGCAACGGGCACATATCCTGCGGCGGGGATTGCTGAGGGAAGCGAATATGTAAGCATTCCATTAACGGATAAATATGGCGGAGCGCTATATAAAGATAGATGCCACATATACATGGGCATCTCGAAGTTCCTGTCACCGCAAAACGCTGATTTCTCGCTTGGCGCGCAGAGCGGTGTACGGCTAAACTGCGTAACGATTGCCCCAAACGGGTATAAGTATTGCGCGGGAAAATGGACAGGAGGACCTACATTCCTAATTTCCAGAACAGATGGTGGAACTTTCCAAAACTGGGGGGAGAGCGGAGACGAAGTTATCGCAATTGCTGCATGCAAGGATGCCGACGGAAGGAACATGATAGCAGCCTTAACGGGCGCTGGAAAACTCCAGAGAACAAGCCTTGGAAACAATGGGTCTCTGCAAGACGACGCAACAATCGTGGATGCCCCGAATGCTGAAAAAGTGGCTATGCTCACAGGCGACAGCGTTACAAAATATCGCTGCGCTTATGCTCAAAAAACGGAGACGGGATACCGTCTCGTGAGCAGATACGGTGATGAGCAAATCAGATACACCGATGATTTCGCGTCACAAAACAGCACGATTCTGGGCGTTGGGGCGATTGGTGGATATGCCGTCGCGGTCTTTGCGGACGCTGACGGGAACGCGAAAATCTACGTCAACGAAGACGGAGAGTACGGAAGAGTGTATTCGCTGGATGCGCTCAGCCCGATCGCCATGTGCGAGATCCCGAACGGCATCGGCGTGATCTGCAAGACGAGCGCCGCCTTCACGGTGGCTATCAAGGAAATCACTTTGGCGGAATAAGCGAAGGAGGGAGTTGACCATGGCGGAGATACTGACGACGCACGCGGAACGGCTGAATGACTACATGAAGATGCTGCGGAAGCCTTACATCAAGCTCGCCCGGCTGCGATTTTTGCAGCCGGACGGCTCGACGGCGTTTGCCATCGACAACAACCCCTTGGGGCGCAGAAGCGGCGCGTTCCTGCAAGGGGGAAGCATTACAGTGAACCTCCAGAACGGGCGGCGCAGGTCGGCAGACGTGACGCTCTCAAACCTCGACCGTGCGTTCGACTACAACGTAAACGGCGTATGGTTCGGGACGCAGATCGCCATTGACGAGGGGCTGATCCTTTCGGATGGATCGGAGTATTACATCCAGCAGGGCGTTTTCCTGATCGAAACGCCGGACGAAGAGCTGATGCCGAAGAGCCGAACGGCGCACTACAACCTTGTGGACAAGTGGGCAAATCTGGACGGGACGCTTTTCGGGAATCTGGAAAGCATCTACGAGGTGAAGGCGGGAACGAACATCTACGCGCCGATCTCGGCGCTGCTGAAGCTCGACCGCGGAAACGGATACCAGATCGACCCCGTGCCGCCCGTATTCACCGAATATTACAACGGCAAGTCACAGGCGCTTCCGGGCGGCGGCACGGCGCTGCTGACGAACGCGCCCTATACCCTGCGCATCGACAGTGAAAGCGGAACGATGGCAGACGTGGCGCTGGGCTGCGCGGGAATGGTGAACGCATGGATCGGCTACGATCAGGTCGGCGCGCTGCGGCTCGACCCATCGCAGGACGACATTGTGGACACGAGCAAGCCGGTGCAGTGGCAATTCTCGCAGGAGGAAGTCCAGTTTCTCGGCGCGACCTACACGGTGAAGAACACCGAGGTCTACAACGACTATATCATCGTTGGCGAGGCGCTGGACAGCGGCGCGCAGATCGCGGGGCGGGCGACAAACATGGACCCGCAGAGCGACACGAACATTTACTCGAGCATCGGGCGAAAGACCAAGCGAGAAAGCGCAAGCGGATACTATACCGTGCAGCAATGCCAAGACCTTGCGGCATGGAAGCTCAAGCGCGCGACGGTGCTGCAAAAGAGCGTGAGCATCCAGTGCAGCCAGATGTTCCACCTGAATGAAAACGAGCTGGTGGAGATCGTGCGGAGCGACAAGCCGGGGTCGCCGGTGGAGCGGCATCTTATCATGGGTTTTTCCCGTCCGCTGGGCGCGACGGGGCAGATGACCATCAACGCAGTGAGCACGAACGACTTTCCAATTGCCACGCTGACCAAGTGGCCGACATGAAAAAAGGGGGAATGAACAATGCCTATTGTGGAAGGAAAGTACAAGAATCCGGGATGGCAGAACGGCAGCGCGCCGGATATCGACGCCGCCGAATTGAACGCCATGAGCAGCACACTGGAAAAAGCAGACAGCACGCGCTACGACAACCTGACGATGACTGCCGCGGGGTGGAAGGGGAAAACGTACAGTTTTGAAACCGTCTACCCGAGCGCTTCGTGGGATATCGTTATCAGCGTAGCCCCGACCGCCACGGCGGAGAAGTACGACGCATTTGCGGCAGCGAAGGTGTGCGGAAGCTCGTCCAGCAATGTGGTGACGGCGCTCGGGGCAGTTCCGTCGGTCGACATTCCCCTCATTGTAAAGGCGGTGAAGAAATGAGCGTTGAAGTTTACGGCGGAGGCGGCGGCGCATCGCTGAAGCTGCAAAGCAAGATCGTAACGCCGAGCACGGCGCAGCAGATCGTGACGCCGGACAGCGGCATGGACGGACTAAGCAAGGTGACGGTGGACGCCATGCCAGGCGGAACGCTGGCCGTGCCCGCCATCAGCGCGGGCGGACTCATTACATCGAAAATCGAAAAGGGCGGCTACCTGAACGCGGGAGACAACCGAACACTGCAACTGCCGACACGCAGCGACCAGACGATTTTTCCATCGACTGCCGATCAGGTGGCAGTCCCGAAGGGCGTTTTCACCACGGGGCAGATAAGCGTGATTGGCGACGCCAACCTGATTCCGGCGAATATCCGAAACGGCGTGAATATTTTCGGAGTGGTGGGGGATTTCCAAGGTGCTGCTTCTTTGCGGGCGGCTCAGTGGGGTCCTGTATCCAGCGGAATTGTTGACATATACATTCCCAACACCGCAAAAATCGCAGCACTTAACGTTATCTTCGGCGGGAACACCAGCGGCCTGCAACTCGCCGGCACTTTCACGGGCGCAATGCTTACGTCCGGAGAAACAGGGACGCTCACGTTGGGGGGTCCAAACGGAGTTTATAACTGTCCCTTCACTGTATACGAAGATCATATAACCGCGGATTTATCGGCACTACATTACGGTGCGTTTACAGAGTCCTCCTATCTCTATCAGGGCTCATACGCCGTAATCTGAAAAAATAAAAGGAGAGATACAAAATGAAAGAAGTACTGACGAAGAGACTGGCGAACCTTTTGAGCGTGAAGAGTCTTGTCACCATTGCGCTGACGGCGACCTTCTGCGTGCTGACGGTGCAGGCGAAGGTGACGCAGGAATTCAACACCGTCTACCTCATGGTGATCGCGTTCTATTTCGGAACGCAGAACGCCGCGGGAAGCGCGAAGGGTGAGGAAAATGGCTAACTCGAGCAAAATCAGCGACCTGCGGCCGGACGTGGCGCAAAACGCGACGATCTTTGTTGCGCTATGCAGGGCGGAAGGGCTGAACGTGAAGATCACGCAGACGATGCGCGACGACGCTTACCAGAAAACGCTCTACCAGAAAGGCTACGCCAAAACGCCGTATACGACGTTCCACGGGAAGGGGCTTGCCTTCGACATCTGCAAGAATGTGCGCGGGCACGAATACGACGATCTCAATTTCTTTGCCCTGTGCGCGAAGATCGGCAAGCGAATGGGCTTTACATGGGGCGGAGACTGGAAGAGATTTCCCGACCGGCCGCATTTCCAATGGGACGAGCACAAAAAATACAGCGGCACGATGGTGCGCGCGGGCAAGCTGCCGCCCACGATGCCGCGATACGAGGAGGATGACGAAATGGACATTCAGAAGTTCAGGGAGCTGATGCGCGAATACCGCGCGGAGCTGCAAGACAACGACAGTTCCAAGTGGAGCAAGGAGGCGCGCGAGTGGGCTGTGAAAAACGGTATCGTCACGGGCGGCACGCCGCTGCCCGACGGACAGCCGAACTATATGTGGGAAGACCTGCTGACGCGCGAGCAGATGGCGACGCTGCTGTACCGCTTTGCCAAGCTGATGGGGAAGGCGTAAGCCATGCAGGGCGATATGAGAGGCAAAAGAAGAAACCGCCGCAAAAGCCGCTCAGACGCGCTGAGAGCGCATTTAAAATCGCTCGGGTTTACCAATAGGCTCGCCCTCTATCTCGTCGCACTGCTCAGCGCAGGGCTTGCGGGAGGGTTCCTGCTCGCCAAGTGGAGCATCGAGACGAAATACACAGGGGCGCTGGCGTGCTACACGGTGGTTTTTACGCCGATCGGCACGGCGCTTGGCGCGGTGCTGGGGCGCGTGGTGAAAAAGAACATGGAGGAAAACACAGGCGCGGACGGAGAGGGCATTGTATACGCCGCCGCCAAAGCCTGCGGATTTTCCGAAGGGGACGATATCAGCGAGAACAGCCCGCCAATTTAAGCAAGATTTTAAGCAAGAAACGCACGGAGGGATGGCCTTCCGTGCGTTTCGTTTGCGATTTTGTCAATTTGCGGCGGCGAGACGGTCAAGATTGCGCTGCGCCTGATAGTCGCGCTCGGCGATGACTCTTCGGGCGCTGCCGCGTCCGGCGCGCGCCATAAGCTTGCCGGAATAAATCTGTGTGGTCTGTGGGTTTGCGTGCCCGAGCTTCGCTTGCAGGGCGTAATGGTCCATGCCGGAGTTCAGGTCGATGCGAGCGCCGACATGGCGCAGATCATGCGAGCGGATATTGTGAACGCCGGTGACGGCGAAGACGTGCCGCTCGACCACGCCGGAAAGCCACTGCTGCGTGCCGACCCTCCACGCGCCGGAACGCATGGTGCCGAAAAGGGGAGCGGACGCGGGCACATTCTGTGGGCGGATACCGGAGGCGAGATAGGCGCGGACGGCGGTCTGCGCGATGAGGGGAAAATCGACGGTGCGGAATTTGTCACCCTTGCCGTGATCGACGGTGATCTGCTCCGCCTCAAAGTCGAGGTCGGCAAGCGAGAGGGTGCGCAGCTCGGTGTTGCGCAGCTCGGTAGAGAGAAGCAAAACGACGATGGCGTAATTGCGCGGCCAGTTCTCCGGGTGCGTGGTGACGACGGGGGTATTGCGCCAGAGGTGCATGACCTGCTCATCGGTGAGAAGGAGATCATAGGGGCGGGCATCGATCTTCCGCATGGCGGGAAAGAGCATGAGGGAGACGGGATTTGACGAATAAAACTGCTCACCGCCAAGGTCTAGAGAGCTGGCAAAGGTGAAAAACGCGCGCAGGATGACCAGATGCTGATGCACCGTGCGGACGGCGCAGCCACGGTCTAACAGCGCGTCCCGATACGCCTGAATGGTGGTAAAGGTCGGGTCGTCACGAAAGAGATCAGAGGACACAAAAAAATCATAGAACGAGGTAATGATATGGGAGTAGTCGGTCAGCGTTTTGGGCGCGATGCCGGTAGACTGGCAGTTGCGCAGCCACAGGTCTGAACTCCTGAGAAAACGCCGCTCCGCGGCAGAGGTAACAGGCATAGTCGGCTCCTTTCAAGCGGGGGTGGGGTGGTCTAGCTTGGCCGGGGCGTTATGCCCCAGCCTTGACAAAATCCTGTTTCAGTACCAGCTCAACGCCACATTCGGAAACATGAATGTAATCGACGACAAAATCACCATACGCGGCCATTGCCAGAGGGTCGAGCGTATTCAGCTCGCTTGCAGCTCCGCCGCTGGCGAGGTAAACCTTTTCGGCAACACCGCCGCCGAACTCGATGCTATTTGCAAGATTTTTTACCGTAAACATAGTATGTTCTCCTTATATACTCAAATTCAGTTTTCTGCGCCTGACGTGCGGGCGGGAAGATCGCGGCGGCGGGCGGCAGCATATCGATTCAGGAAATATTTTTGTCCCTTTGGCGTTACTTTGCTGACACGATCAATCACCGCACCATCTTTGGAGATACGAGGTGATTCTTTTATGAAGAACAGGCCGAGATCCATAGCCCGCTGGGTCGGCATATTCTTGTCGCTGCCCTCTTTGATGAGATACCCATCGGAACGCAGCTGCTCATAGAGCCGCTTTTCCCCAGTGTCCACGCCGTTTTGCTTAAGAATCTTCGCAAGGTCGCGGACGAGAATGTTCGTGTCGCAGCTCGTAATGGCATTTGCGAAGCGGACGGCGGGAGCATCGGCCTTTACCTTTTCCTCCAGCGCCTTTCGGCGCTCCTGCTCGGATTTCAGCTCCGTCAACAGACGGATGCCAAACTCCGGGGAGGAAATCATCTGGTCGAGCGTGTCAGGTGTCATGTAGGCACCATTGCGCCGGATAGTGGGGATCACATCATCCGCGATTTTTGCCTGAAATGCTTCAGCCGCTTCGTTCTTGGCTTTCATGGCAAGGCGGTAGAAGATGTTTTCGGGGATGAATTCAGGCAAATCGCCATCGCAACTTGTTGCGATGCCCAGCTCGGCGAGGTATTTCTTTACTGTGCGCCATCTTACGCACTCATTTCCGCTTGCCGCAATTTCGGTGAAGCCCAGTCCCCGCGCCACGGTTTCCAGCCTGAGATAGACCGTGCCGTTGCGCTCGTAGCAGTCGATGCCGTTAATGTTGAAAACTTGCAATTCGTTCATCTATACAATTCCTCCATAACAGACTTGACCTTTGGAGGTGGGTGCATTAGAATATTTACACCGCTCCCAAAGGGGGCGACCAACTCCTTCACCGTTCTGTTTGCGAGACTAGCGGCGGGGGAGTTGCCTTTTTACTTTTTCAGCCCATTGTAGATGGCCTTAATTCCATCACGGATGATTTCAGCCTTTGTTTTGCCGGTAACCTCCGAGCAATAATTAAGTCTATCAACATCCTCTTGCGAGAGTCGGACTCGGGTATTTAAGGTCTTAGGGTCATCGGTGGGCCTGCCGATCTGTGGAGACATAAATGCACCTACCTTTCGTATCCACAAAAATAATATATCATTTGTGGATACATAAGTCAAGAGTTTTTTTAATATGCTTCAAATTCAGTCGATGCGCGCTGCGTTCAGTTCGGTAACGCGGCAGCGCAGGATGCTTTCAAAGATGACGCGCAGTTTCCGATCCTGCGAAACGATGGTGAGTTTGTTGACAGCTCTGCGCTGCGTAGCCGTGGCTCCGGATGCCGCCATTCTGTTTTGCAGGCGGGTGAGACGCTGCTGGAGGTCTGCGCCCGCGGCACGCTCCAGTTCCTCGTAAATGTCATGGCGGAATTTCTGGTGATTGAGTCCGAAGTGCTGCACCACGGCGTTGATCGAGTGGTTGGCGGATTCCTGCCAGTTGTCTCCCGACGCGAACGGGGCTGACCACGCGGCGGCGAGGTTATCCATGCGCTTTGCGTTCTGCTCGAACTGAATGGAAAGTTCGTCCATGCGGCGCTCCTGCTCCTGCTGTCGCATCTCAATACTGATAAGCGCCTGAAGCTGGGGAGAGAGGGACGCAAACTGGGAGTTGGCCGCCTTGGCTCGGAAATAGCCGTTGACAAGTTCGCGCTGGACTTTCCACGCGAGATCGTCGGTAAAGGATTTTACCAGCATGAGATAGCCGGATTCTGTGATGAGGGTGACGTCATTCTGCTGGCGGGCATCCATCTCTCCGATCGCCGTCCGAAATTCGGACGGCGTTATTTTGAAGAAATCTTCGCCCTCGATAAAGTGTTCACGGTTGTCATTGAACCGCTTGCGGGCTGTCCCGTCCGGTCTGCCATGCACGGCGTCGATATCCTTGAAGGTGACGACGCGCTGACCGGAGAATTCCTTGACAAGAACCTGCGTGTTGTTAACGATAGTCAATTCGTTCATCTGAAAAGCTCCTTTTCTTGTAGATACTTCTATTATATAGACCGCATCCAAGTTGATTTTTGCCGCCATCGGGGGGCAAAATACCCCAAAATGGCTTGACACACGCGGGGCTTTTCGCCTATAATGATTTAGACAAAGCCCTCGCGGTTTTGGGTAGAGAGCAGGGCGCTTATCTTTGGTCGGATGGGGCGCTCTGTTCTTATTTTATCTTGGCACATTTTTCTCGAATGGATTCTCGGACAATTTCTGAGCGCGTTTTCCCCAGCGCCTTGCAGCATTTATCAAGCTGTTGGATGGTTTCAGTATCCATCCTGACGCGAAGCATATAGCCCTTGTCGGTTCCATCGAGTTTTGAGCCGTTCTTTTTGGCAACGATGAAAACCACCTCCTTTTGTTGCTACAAAGAATATAACATATTGTTGCTACAATGTCAAGAGGGATTTTGTAGGAAGGGAATGACTATTTTTGTTTACTTACGTAGAGAGAGAACAGACAGAAAAAACTCTTCGTGAATACTTCAATGCACATAAACAAACTAAGGCGATCGACTTTTTTGGACGCATTGAGAAAGTTCCAAACATGCTGAAAGAGAGGTTCATAGCGACTCTGAGAATTACAGATGCATTTGGAATAAGAGTGAAACCAGATGGGAAAAATTTTTCGGAAGTCCTATACTTTGCGTGCGATGAAATTGGAGTTGCAGATCCATTTAAAAGGACAAATGAACTGGATAAAATTATGTTCCCGTATTTTTCGGAGTACGGATATTATGAATCGTCTATAAAATATATACCCGACGGAGAGGCTGCGGAGCAAGTTGAACCACCCGCAGAACTGTTCAAGAGATATACGTACTTCTGCTTTGACAGCGGGGATAAGGAGCAGATTTTAAGCGTACTAAAAGAAATTGCGGCATTTTCCCCTGAAAAAATTGAAGAAATAGCCGAGATAAACGTTAGCTATTTTACTCTTGCAGATACATATTACCCATGGGTAAAAAAATATGAAGATAGACAAAATCCGCTTGCTAATAGCTGTTTTTCCGCACTCAGAGAAAGTGAGACACCATTTATTGAAATTACAGACAGGAATGGGTTTATTTCAAGCAGGAATATGATTTGTGAAAGGGAAGCAACTCTATTTCACCAAACTTACAGATTAGATTTGAGAAAAAAATTCAGAAGCTCTTGGGAGGCCAATGTAGCACGAATACTCAACAAACTCAATGTGCCGTATGAATACGAGCGAGAGAGCTATCAAATTGGAGAAGATTTTTATTTACCGGATTTCTTTCTCACTAATAACATAATTTTAGAGGTCAAGGGCTTCTGGGATAGCGAGAGCCGAAAGAAAATCGCTGCATTACAAAAAGAGTACCAAGAATTTAGAGTCCTTCCAGTAGACTCTGATATGTATGGTACTCTGCAAAAGAGGTTTTCCCCCATAATACCCGAATGGGAAGGATCAAGAATACATAAGACGACAATAGAGAAAGTAGCCATCGTAGGGATGAAGTTTTGCTCCGATAAGACTACGATTTCAAGTTTGAATGTAGGAGATGTATTGGTACTCAAGCGGGAGCCGGACAACCAATTTGACCGCAATGCTATTCTGGTGCTGACGGCGGCAGAAAAACCGATAGGACATTTATCTGGAGACTGGGCGGCTGTGTATGCCCCCAAAATAGATTGTGGAATGGAATATGCTGCGACCATCATTGACATTCAGCCCAAAGTGATTACTGTGAAAATGTGGAGGACAAACCCTGAGAAAGAGGCATTATACGAGTGCTTTCTATAAGAAAAGCCGCCCTGATAAGCGGCTTTTCGAATGATGGGGCGGCAAAAAATGCCTTGGGGTAAAAGGTATAATGGAAATATCAACAAAGAGAGAGGATGATATTTCCAGTGAACGAATTAAAGATTTTCGAGAACCGCAAATTCGGAGAGGTACGAACCATTGAAGAAGACGGCAGGGTGCTTTTCTGCGGCAGCGACGTTGCGAAGGCGCTCGGTTACACCAACACCAGCAAGGCACTTTCGGATCATTGCAGAGGTGGGGTAACGAAACGTTACCCCATCGTCGATGCCCTCGGAAGAACACAGGAGGCTGTTTTTATCACTGAGGGCGACATCTACCGACTGGCTGCGAGGTCGAAGCTGCCGGGGGCTGAGGAATTTGAGCGTTGGGTGTTTGATGAGGTCATCCCAAGCATCCGCAGGACGGGCGCTTACATGATGCCGCAGGATTACCCTTCCGCCTTGCGCGCGCTCGCGGATGCAGAGGAAAAGAAAATGCGATTGCTGGCAGAGAATCAGCGTCAGGCGCAGATCATTGCTGATTTCGAGCCGGTGCGGCAGTACGTTGACACGATTTTGGAAAGCCCCGCTGTTTTGGCCACTGGGCAGATCGCGGCGGACTACGATCTCAGCGCGAACCGACTGAATAAAATCCTGCACGAAGAAGGTGTACAGCACAAAGTCAACGGGCAGTGGATCCTTTACAAAAAGCACATGGGGAAGGGGTACACAAAGAGCCGTACAACACCGATTACCCACTCCAGCGGACAGCAGGACATCAAAATGCACACATACTGGACGCAGAAGGGACGTATGATGATTCACAACATTTTGACGGCGCGTGGGATTCTCGCTGTGATGGACCGCGACAGAGCCTGTTAAAGTGACTTTGCTCTGAAAATAAGAAGAAGACCATTTTCCCGAGTCATGGAAAATGGTCTTCTCAAATTCACAGATTCTTGAACAGGGCGGAGCCGAAGACAAAGGCGTTCTGCATCTTCGAATAGGGGATGGCGACCCATACACTGTCTCCCACTCTCGCGGACGCCATGGAGGTGACATAGGGAATGGAGATCGGGGATTCATCGAATGGAAACTGCACGCCCATCAGGCCGCCGGATGCGGTGGAGGTGACGGTGGCGCGGACGACCTTGAAATACGGCTCGATCTTCTTATCGACCTTCGGCTCGATGTACTTCCAGATATTGTCGGCAAGGCGCTTCATCTGCTCGACTTCACTCTGCATGGGAAACACCTGATTCGCTTTCTGCCGGCGCGGGGTCGGCGCTCAGGATGGTGAGTTTTGGGTCGCCGTAGAATTTGGAGAGCATTTTCGCCTTCTGCGGCGATTCCGCCTCGACCATATCCATATAGACAAGGGCGGGATTCTTGGGGCTGGCGGCGCGGACGATATAAAGGCGCGGGATCACGTTGGCTTTCAGGTTCGGCATTACGGTTCCTCCTTCCAGACATTGAAAATGGTGAAGACGAGGGAAATACCTGCGTCGGTGCGGTTCATCTGCACGGTGTCGCATTGGTCGAACAGGAACGAAACGGCGTTGCGAACGCTGGCATTCAGAATGGTGCAGTTGTTGGGGAACTCAAGGCCGATGCCGGCGGTCTCGTGTTCCTCGCACGGGTCGAACGGGATGATCTTGATAAAGGGGGCCACCGCAAGGTGCTGGGCGGATTCCTTGAGGGCTTTATAACGCAGCACGGCGGCGGGGTCAAGAATTCTCATGGCGTAAATACTCCTTGCTGAAAATTTCGATATCAGGGGTGCGAGGGCGAGAGGGCGCGCAGCTCGAAAACGGTGTTCACGATGATCTCGACCGCTCGCTTTACCTCGCCGTGTGTGATGCGGTACGGGAGGGTGAATCGGACGGCGGAACAGGCGCGCTCTTCGGAAAGCCCCATGGCGCGGAGGACGTAGCTACCCTCGAGGCTGCCGCTGGTGCAGGCGCTGCCGCTGGAGGCGCACAGGCCCTTGCGGGACAGAGCAAGCACGAGGGACTGCGATTCTACGCCGAGAAAGCTGATGTTGGCGTTGTTTGGCAGGCGGCGCGCTGCGTCGCAGATGACCCAAGGGCCGTTGATGTAGGCATCCGGAACGAGACGGAGAATTTCGGTGATGAACTCGTCGCGCAGCTTCGTGATGCGGGCAATGTCATCATACATGGTTTCACAGCGCTTTTCAAGGGCGGCTGCCATGGCGCAGGCGAGGGCGACGCTCTCGGTGCCGCCGCGCATTCCACGTTCCTGACCGCCGCCGCAGATCATGGGGGTGACGGGCGAGCCATCACGGACGATCAGGGCGCCGATACCTTTTGGAGTTCCAAATTTATGACCGCCGAACATAGCGTAATCCACATTGAAATCCAGAAGGTTGATAGGGATGTGTGCAACGGCGCTTGTTATATCGCAGGCAAGAAGTCCTGAAAAACTCCCCCGCAGGGCCGCAATATCGTAAATCTCTCCAGTCTCGTTATTGGCGAGCATCTGCGCATAAGCACCCGTGTTTGCGACTTTATCATTTGGAAGAACCCGCCCAGAAACGCATTCCAATATCGCATGATGTTCAAAAGGCGACGCATAAGTTTCTGAAATTCCGACAGCTTTTTGCATGGAATGAATAGCGGTATTACACGCCTCCGTTGCTCCGCTGGTGAAATAAAGTTCATAGTTATTGCCAGCGCCTAATAATGATAAAATTTGAGCGCGGCTACGCTCCAAAGATTCTCTTGCGCGCCATCCTTCACTGTGCAGGCTGGATGGGTTGCCAAATGGGGCTTGCTTCATGGCTTCCCACGCAACGCTTGAAACTTCTTCCGTGCTTGCGCTATCAAAATAATAAGACATTTTAAACCCGCCCTTTCTTGAATAGATTTTCTACCCGAACCCCACGGGCAATTCTGCGGCGAACTGTCGAATCGCAAGCGCCGGTCATCCGACACCATTCTGCTAACGTTTTTGCTTGCCCGTTAATTTCAAATACGCGATTTGAACGCCGATTGTTTGCCTGAACCAATTCATTGGCCCATCGGCAATTCTCTGGACAGTAGTTCCCGTTCACATCAATGCGGTCGAGGGTGCATTCACCATAGGCGGCATTTTTATTATACCCGTTTGCAAGCGCCCAGTCGCGGAACGCTTCGAAACTGTTCTGCCATTCTTCGCAAACAGCGATACCTCTACCGCCGTATCGAGCATATTCTTTGGCTTTTGGGTTGGAGCATCTTCTCCGCATGAGAAGCCAAACGTTATACAAGCGCGTTTTCGATTCGCCGTGTGTCTTCATAGGATTTATTGCATTTCTTTGACACCCGCAGGACTTTGTATGCCCTGACCGCAGATGCCCGCCGGCGACAATGGTTTCCTTTCCACAGTCGCATACGCAAAGCCATTTTAAACTTCCATATGAACGTGTTTTCATGGGTCTGATTACTCGAAGATGTCCGAACCGCTGGCCGGTTAAGTTGATGGCAGATGGCATGGGGGTTCCTCCTTCTGGTGGGGTGAAGTCTTTGCCTCGTTTTCCTTATGTCTTAGCGTATTAGAAAATCCAAAATTGGATTTTCTGATATACTGATAATTTCGATTTTAAGGGCAAGCCCCGAGCGGCTTTGTGCGTGCTCGGGGCGTTTCCGTTTAGAGATCAGCCGCGAACGGCGTCCTTGAGCGTTTTGGTCGCCTTGAAGGTGACGGCCTTGCTCGCGGGGATGATGACGCTTTCGCCGGTCGAGGGGTTGCGCCCCTTGCGCTCGGCGCGCTCCTTGACTTCGAACTTGCCGATACCGGGGATGGCGACACTATCGCCGCCAACCAGAGCGGCAGTGATGATAGAATACAGGGCGGTGAGGTCGCGTTCGGCCTGCGCCTTGGTGGTGCCGGCTTCCTCGGCAAGCTTGTCAATTAACTCGGGTTTGGTCATTGGGATGGGCCTCCTTTCGTGAAAATTTGGATAGTGCATCCGGCCGGACTCGAACCGGCGACATTTAGAGGCGTGAAATTCCTCGACGCTCTGCCCATCTGAGCTACGGATGCAAATCCCCGCCTTGTTTACGCCATGGCGGGCGATCTGGCGGCGGTTTCCTTTACTTGTATAGCGCCACCAACTCCGCAAGGGGCGCTTTGGTGGAGACGGCGGGGACTCGAACCCCGCACGGTGGTTTCGCTGCCGGGAGATATTCCACCTAACTGCCCGGAGCGGATCTTACATTGCCGTTCTGTCACGTCTCCATATGTGGCGGGCATTTCCTCCCGCCGACGGGGCTTTTCATCCGTTCCAACGATTTGCCGCCCGCTGAAGCCTTTTTGTGAAAGTAAGGAAAACTACGACGCGCCTCCCAAGCGGCGCGTGGAGCGGCGGACGGGTCTCGAACCCGCGGCCCTCAGATTGGAAGTCTGATGCTCTACCTGCTGAGCTACCGCCGCATTCGGGGTGCCCCCTCCAGAATTTCACTGGGGCGCCGCGAATCTGTATGAGAAGATTTTGCGCGGCGAGCGGTCGCTTACCGGGGGCTGACCGCTTATATAACAGAAAGGAGGCCATGGAGCGAGGGCGGCGCGGCGCCGGGACTATTGCACGGCGCAGACCCGGCGCACCCGTATGTCTGCCGCGCGCTCATGGGAGGGTTTGATCTCCCGCCCTCAAGTATTATTATACGCAGGTGCTCCAAACGAATTTTTGCCGCCCTGTTCACACGAAAAAATTTTTGTAGATTTTCCGCTCGGATTGGGGGACGAGATTGAAGCGGGTGCTATAGGCATTGCGGCGCGTCCGGTCGAGGTGGTCGAGAAAGCGGAGTGCGGTATAGTTTGGCACGCCATCGCGCGACGGTGGGATCTCGACGCTGCCGAGATAGCGGCCGGGATTGCGCGGATCTGGCGGGGAATAGCCCGCATCAAAAACGTCGTAGGTCATGACGCACTCCTGTTCTGTTCAGTCCTTTTCGCTTTTGCGGATGGGGCAGAGGACGGCTTCACCGGAGACGCTTTTGAAGTAAATGGGGTAGAGAGGATTATCGTGCGCGTAGATTTCACAATCAGGAAAAAGCTCGAGCAAATCAAGGAGATATTTCGCATTGACCAACGGAAGACCCGCGCCGAAATCATACGTTGGAACGAACGACTCATATTTAGACCGATTGCTCGCCTTGTATTCGGCACGGTCGGATTTAATTTTGGCGCGAACTCCGGCGGACGGCGATTTCAGGGCGACGCTGTTCAGGCGAACGGGGCGGATCACGGCGTCGAGGTCGAAGCGGTCGCCGCATTCAGGCTCGGGGGCTGCGGTCAATTTGAAGGGGCTGTTCAGGCGAACGCCGGTCATGCCGTCGCAGAGACATTGCTTGCCGTCCGCGTCGATCCACGCGCCTTGCGTGCTGGGGCGGTGGCTGTTGCGCTCGACGGTGCGCTTGCAGATACGCTTGGCGGCGGCATACGGGACGGCGCGCCCGCGTCTGCACTCTTCCTCGGCGGCAATGGTTTCGCGCAGGTCGATGACAAGGGCGGACAACTGGACGCCGATTGCCGGGGAATTCTTGCCGCAATCGACCGGGTGCTTCTGGGCAAAATCAAAATACTTCCGTTCCGTTTCCGGAAGACTGCGGGCGATGCGCAGGACGCGCTCGAGGGTCTGTTCAGTGGTCAGCATGGCGATATTCTCCTTTTCTGTTCAGATTCTGCTTTCATTATACGGCGATACTCCAAGGGGAGTTTTTGCCGCCTTACCATTTTTCGCCGGTGTCGATATAGATAAGAACTCGCATGAGGTGGTAGACGGTGGTCGAGACACCAACAAAGATGAAAAAATTGGTCATGGCGGGGGCTCCTTTCCGGGTGGGTTTGGGTTGCTGTTCAGGCGAGGCGGAGGACCTGACGGGCGGCGCGTTCGGCGTTGTCGGTGAGCTGGCGCTGCCATGCCTGATTTTTCGGAGACCAGCGGAAGCCGTTTTGCTTCAGAGCGGCGCGGGTGTCGGCGTCGGGGATGGCGTCAAAGAGGATTTGGAGTCTGTTCAGGTCGATATTGCGGACGATCTGGCCGCCGTCAAAGGCGGTGCCGGTCTGAGGCTGGGCGGCCTGCTGTTCCCGCTTGTCAAGCTCTGCAAGCCGCTGTTCTGTCCGCTCGATCTTGCCCCGGATACTGGCCAGCTCGTAAGCGGGGAAAGGGGGAGCCGTACAGGGAGATGGGGGAGCCGTCACCGGAGGCGAACACGCCGGGACGGGTCAGCCATGCGCGGTTTTTCTCGCTGAGACCGGGGCAGCCTTCCAGCGTTTTGTGCTTGCGGTAATAGGCGTTGGCGGTTTTGGCGTCCTCCAACATCTGGCGTTGGCTGTTCAGGCGCTCGGTGAGCATTTCGCGGGCGTGGGGGTCGGCAAGGTCTACCGGGCCGGTGCCGACGCTGCGGATCTTGTCCAGAATCGCCTCAATCTGCCGGTATTCCTCCCACAGAGAGTCCTCGCGGGACATTTGGCGGTTATGCTTGTGCATATTGAAGTTGCCCGCCCCGGCTATAAACTGGCTGGGATAGCTGGCCTGGTTGCGGTTATAATCGTTCGTCCACTGGGCAAGGCGGCGGGCGTAGCTGTTCAGCAGGGCGTCCAGCTTGTCATGGTAAAAAGCGCTGACGCGGGCCTTCTGCTGTTCTACCATCTGGGCGGCTTTGTTCACGGAATTCCGATAACTGGCCGTGGCGCTGCCGGGTTTGTAGTCGCTCATGTGGACGCAATAGTGGGCGTTCCGGGCGGTTTCCTCGTCGATGGAACCATAAGGCGGGACCGTTTCAGGCCGATTTTCCGGGGTGGGCTGTTCTGCCTGTTCTGCGGTGGTGGCCTCCGGCTGTTCTGCGGGCGCTTCTGCGCCTGCGCCGGTGGCGGGGGTCTGCTGTTCGGGCTGTTCGGTGGCGGCGGTGGGCTGTTCAGTCCGCAGGCCGTCAGCAACGGAGCGGTAAAAGGCTTGCGTTTCTTTCGTGTCCTTGACGGTCTGGCAGTCCTCGCCAAAGTCCCATGTATAGCGCTTGATCGTTGCGTCAAGGCTGGCCGCCTCGTCTGCAAAGAATTTCGCAATGTGGGCGGTGTTGGGAAAGCGCTTGATCTCGATTTCCGCGTGTTCTCGGTTCCAATCATTGGAGGCGGCTCGCTTGTCCCGGCTGTTGACAAAAGCGGAGATAGGCCAGAAGCAAATATTATCTTTTGCGGTGCTCAGTTCGCCGTTGCGCTTGATGCGCCGGAGGCAGTGATCGTGGCCGCTCCAATTCGGATCGCCGGTAGTGTGCTCGACAAAGTAAAGGCCGTTGTCATTCTTGAAGTATGCGCCGGTGAT